ATGTCGTCTTCCATTTCCTTCATTTCCAACGCGAGGGCAGCAAGCGTGCGAGCGATTGTCTCAAGGCGGCGGGCAGTTTTTGCGTTGCTCATGAGTTGAGTATACAGGTCTAGAGAGGCACTGCAATAGACCTGTATACGATTTCTGAATTAGGCTGTGAACGCCTCACACCATACAGCGTCCGCACCAAATGCTCGAATGTGCCGGCTCTCTGCCGTGTCCACGATTGCCGTCCAGCCGTAGCCTGCTGCGCGCACTGCCGTTTTTGCGGCCTTCTTCGCGGCTCGAATCGAGGCGTGCTCTACGCGCTCGGTCGAGAGGCCCATGCTGTAATTGACCAGGTTGCTCGTAATTACGTTTTTCATACCGCGAAAGCCCCCGGGCTTGGTAGCGCGGGGGCGGACAGGGCGACGGGGTTCAGGCGGGGATTGTGATGCGCTCCATGCCTTCGGACTCGATGCGGGCGGTCCAACCGAATCCGGCCGCTTTGAGAGCTTTACGCATGGCGCGCTTGGCCAGGCGGAGGTTGGTGAATTCCTGCCCCTTCTCCCGGGCGAATGGGGGGAGGACGAGGTATGCGGTGTAGATGGTTTTGGTCATTTTCGTTTTTCCCTTTTTCTCTGAAGCTCTCTGCCTCACCCCTGTAATCTAATCTTGTACTCACCGAATGCAAGTCCTGATTTCAGTTTATTTTTTGCACCTGCAAATCGGCGGCCTTGCCCACAGCAATCAGATACTCACACCAGACCCAAGACCACTTGCCACCACAGCCAGCGATGCGCGCGGCTAGCAGGCTTGACGCTGTGTGGGCACCCGAGAGCAAGGCGCGCACGTCATCCCCAGGCGACACCCCTTCGACGATCACGCATGCCGCATTGTCTAGACTCAACTCGACGCCACCGATTGTTACTGTTGTCATTCGTTGATTATGGTGAGCACAACGCGATAGTCAAAGAGTTTCGTACTCACACAACTTTAAGGTAGGTCTAACACCTACACCAAAAGCTGTGTGTATAAGAAGGTCAAACATAGATTTTTTGGAATCTGCCAAAAGGACGCTGTAAGGGCCGATTGAAAGTCTAGGCTACCCTTGCCGCCTAGCGTCGCCAATCGGCCCGTAGCGGTCAATCTCGAGCCGCTGTGTCGTGTTCGTTGGGTGGGTTGGGTCTCGGGTCCGTGTGCCCACATTGATGGGTGCCTCCCAAGAGATTCGATTATTGACCCTGTGGTTGGCTTTGGTCAGGAAATAATTAATGACCCTGGACCCCCTCCCGGTTAGTTAAAAGTATAACGTTATATTCGACCTCGGGGTCGAGACCTGGGGTTTTCCAAATCCGAACTTTCGGTAATGGTGTCAAAATGCTAAAACAGCCATGCTAAATCACACATCATGCCATTTTGGGTATTAACTACTGTTAACTCTATTATTATTGCATATATATATACTATATTTCTTCTAATTCTTGGAGTATGGTGCTACTTCAAGGTGGCTGTTTTTACAATCAAGGTCTATTTCCTGCCTCATTTATAGCCAGTGTTTCTTACAACACTACTGAAAAAGTAGGCTTCAAGCACTAGAACTGTTAATAGCCGAAACAGCCATACACGTATGGTCAAAGGGGTCGAAAAGGCTGTTTTGGGTATTGGAAAATAGACTACGGTTGCTGTGTCTAGGGGTTGTTTTTTTCCTAGTGTCTAAACGTAGTCTGTGGTAGCGTACTAGGGTGCAAAACCCAAAACATAGCGACCTAACGGTCGAACATTACACCGACATTCAAACAATCATTGCCGCAACCCGGACCATGGGATCAATAGATCTCGACCCATTCTCGTGCGCACAGGCTAACGAAGTGGTTCGGGCTACCAAGTATTTCTCACTCGCAGACGACGGCTTCTGTCAGTTCTGGCACGGAAATGTATTCGTGAATCCGCCGGGCGGTTACCTCCGACCATCACCCTACAGTACCCAAATCGAGATCGACCGCATTAAAGGTATATCTACGCACTACGGGACCAAAAGCACGGCAGCCGCGGCATGGGGTAAGGCCGTCTCTCAGTTCGAGAAAGGCAAGAGTCAATCTGTGGGCACTGGGGTCAGTCAGCTCATTTTCCTTGGCTTCAATATTGAGCTACTCCGCACGAGCCAAACCTGTCACAAGAGCGCGCTAGACTATGCAGTATGCGTGCCAAAGAAGCGACTGTGCTTCATTAGCTCGGATGCGGAGTCGCAAAACTCGCCACCACACGCTAACGTCATCGTCTACATGGGTGACAATGTGGAGTCATTCCGTGACAATTTCACTCGCATTGGAGCGGTGAAGATTTAGTTCTGGACTTCTGTACTCACGAGACTAAGCTTGACTCTCAGATGACCAAAGAACTCGCAAAGTTGAAGGCCAATAAATCACGCGCCTACCGTGCGTTTCACTCTGAGAATCAGGGCCCGCCCCACTCTCGGGCGCTCGCCCTGTGGGATGAGTACCAAGCGGCCGACAAGGCTTTCCGCGAATGCGTGCGCAAAGAACAAGGGGTGAGCGAATGACCGATGAAGAAATCATAAAAAAGGCCTGGGAAATCGCACGGGCCAACACAGACGAGAAAATCAAGATTGCTCTGCGAATGGCGAAAAGCGCTAGATTGGCCCAAGAAGCCGCCGCTGTGGCTCAAACGGAGCAAGAGGCCGCGAGAGCAGCGATGATTGCTCCACGTAGCCCCGACGCGCGGGCCTACGTGCTCACGATCACCCTTCGGGTCAATGGGACGGTCGAGGTGGTGCCCAGTCGCGAGGGCCACCTGGTATCACTGCGGAGAGTGTGCGATTCGGTGGCAGATGCGGAGAACTATGCTAGAATTCTGACTGCGGGACTTACAGAAGGCCGTAATGATGTGAGTGTAATTAAGGTTTACTTATGAGCGCTGTAGAAGATTTGCTAGCAAGCCTCGATTGGGCACCCCCTCGCAAATACACCCTGGACGAATACTGTGTGCGGGCAGACATAAGGGAGCTACTAAGTGATGCGATTGCGGCCGACGCTAGGGAGGCTAGCCAAAACTTGGAATGCAGAACTTGCGGCGTTCGTGGCCGAAAAGCGGCCAGGGCGAAAGGCGAAACCAATTTGAGCCAGCGCAATGTCGAGCGGGCGATTGTCGCGCGTCGAGCCGCGTCGGATCGTCATGATCTGGCAATTGAAGCCTTGCGCCAAGCCAATTATGATTATCTAGACGCGAAAGCAGACGAAGATAAGGCTCGACGCGCGGCAGGCGGGAAGGCGAAATGAAGTACCCGGACAAGCGGCCGCAGATACAATTGAGCCGTAGTGAATTCGATGCACAACAAGAGGAGTTAGCCGAAGCTTGGAATGCAGAGCGGGCCGCGTTCGCCGCGGAAGTAGCGGAATTCGAGGCGGCAAAGGCGGCCTGGGCGAAGAAGAAAGCTGAGGCGAAATGAGCACCACTCGCGTTGGCCCATTCTTCAAGCAATTCGGCTCGAAATGGAGTGCCGCGAAACTGTACCCCTCGCCGCGATACCCCACGATCGTCGAGCCGTTTGCGGGCGGAGCGGGCTACTCGTGCATGCACTCGGCGCATGACGTTGTGTTGTACGACACAGACCGAAACATTGCGGCCCTTTGGCAGTGGCTAATAGGGCACGCGACGGAAGACGCGATTCGGGAGATACCGTTAGGTCTCGCGGAGGGTACAGATATCAGAGAGACGGGGCTTGCACCCGGTCAGCAATTGCTGCTCAAACACTGGCAACGCACGAACAACGTCGGAGAGTGTTGGACCATTTCATCCTGGGGTAGCAAGCCCGGTCAGTGGACAGCGTCAACGCGCGCGCGCATCGCAGACCAAATTGGCGCCATCAAACATTGGCGATTCGGACCGCCTGACTACAGCGTTGCAGCGACTTATTTCGTCGACCCACCGTATCAAAACAACTATGCCTACAGGCAGCCAGCAATGGATTTTGAGAGACTCGGCCGCTGGGTGCAGGCGATACTACAAGGTCAGGTCATTGTCTGCGAGGGAGGTGACGCGCCATCCTGGCTGCCCTTCGTACCGCTCGCAACCCGCGTAACGTCGCGACGCAAAGCGTCAAACAACCATCACTGCCGCGAGTGGATTTGGACCAATTAGGAGAGCAAATGACCGAGTCCGAAATATTCGACCGTGCAGATTTTTACAGCGCGAGCGACGACCTTTCCGAGCTGCGGTTTACGCAAACGCGCGAAGTGATCGACGACATACACTCACACACTCTCGGCCCGCACGAAGGCTGCACCATTTATGCCTGGACCCGTGTCCCTGCCACATTGAAGTACCACTACGAGAGGGTGGCGGAGCGCGATTATTCGGCCGAAGAAGTGCGGGCGATTGCAGGAGAGAGCAAATGACCGACGATGAGCCGGAGGTGAAATATCTCGCAGAACTACAGGCCATGTATCTGGCCTTTCGCCCGCAAAACATCGCGAACCCGAGGGAAGCCGCGCAGCACATCAGCAACCTACGCGCGTTTGATGCGCAGCAAGAGGAGCGGATTGCGACTCTCACCGCTCGCGTTGAGGAACTGGAATTACGGCTCAAGGCCGGATGCCTCAGAGACTAAGGAATAAGCAAATGAGCAACACGGAACGGGTCGCAAACTTTTGCGCGATGATCCAGGACTTCAAAGGCCCAGGAGTGGACCTACTCAAGGAGAAGTTGGCAGACGACCTTGACGAAGGCGACGCTGCTATCGAACTAGTCGTCGAGTTTAAGGCGGAATTTGCGGCGCGTCGCAAACGCGATCTTGATATAACGCTACTAATTGATACACTGGCAGCTGCAAGTAGAGCACTTGCAAAGAGATTTGCGGGAGATTGAAAATGATAACACACGAAGAGCTGGAAGCCATCCTCGGCCCAGTGTGCTCGCCCGAGGAAGCGGCTAGACGAGTCGCATGGGCGCGCCTGGAGCTGGCACGGATGAGTGGCAAAAGTGCGTGCGACTCATCCTGCCACGCTGTGATTGGCAGCATGCTCAAGGCGCACAATGTCCTAGAGGCTGAACGCGATACACTCACAGCGCGAGTTACTGAGCTTGAAGTTGAGCGTGAAGCGCGCCTTGCGCAATGGCGTGGTGTGTTTAAGTCATGAACCCTCACACTGTGGGCATGGCCCACTCGGAGGATGAGAATCAAGGCGCGCTGTTTTCATGGCTGAACATGGCAAGTCTTTGGGGAGTGCAAATGGCCAACGAACCTAGAGCCTACACTGAACTAGGGTTCGTGAAAAAACACGGCATGCTACCGCCAACACGCATCGGTGCACTGCGGTTTGCATTTGCCGTGCCAAACGGTGCGCATATGAACTCAGCTCGAACCGCTGCAATCATGAAAACCAAGGGGATGAAAAACGGGGTCCCTGATATTTTCGTGCCAACTCGAACAAGTCGCTACGCGGGACTCTTCATCGAACTCAAATCGGCTAACGGTGCAAAAGTCAAAAGTGGAAAAACGCACATTGAGCAAACGATTTGGCGTGACGCATTACGATCGCTCGGCTATCGTGTTGAGTCTGGAGTGGTCGGATGGCACAATGCCCGAGACCTAATTCTAGAACACATTAAGGAGGATTGAAAATGACACGAGTAGCACGACCCACGGGAAAGCAGACCACTCTAGACCAAGTTGATTACCACGTAGCACCTGAAGACGAGGATACCAATAGCCCGCCCGAGATCGACGGACTGGTCTACGTTCGCCCCAAGCAAATTCGAGGCCCCCAGCGACCACGAGTCCCGAAGCCGCTCGCATTCCAGCTCGACTCGCTGGAAGTCGGCAAGGCTCGACTTGTCCCCAAGTCCAAGCTCGCGGAACTTGAAGTCGCAATCAAAAAGGCAAAGCTTCGATTCAGTGAACAGTCGGGAGTCATTGAGCAGCGCGGTTCTCGACGGGTCGAGCGGAAGATCTACACCCGGACTTTTGGAATCATGCCTCTCCCGGAGGAGCATTTTTCTCAGCTGACCCCCGCTGATATCTCTCGGATCTTCAAGGGTGATGCCAGCCAAACGACCAAGCCAGTTGCAGGCGACGTTTACGCTTGCGTGCGTCGTTCCTGAGACTAGTATAAACGGGCCAAACGGCTTTGCGGCATTGGCGGAAAGGGTCATACTCATGGTGAGTGTGGCCTTTTTTTTGACTAGTGTTCCTGTGGCAATCTGCTACAGTCGACATGTCCACACGCATTACCCTTACTTGCTGCACCTCATGGGGTTTTAATCCAATGACGCATCGAAGAGTTATAGGTAGGTCGTTCGACCACAACGGCCCTCTAGCTTTCGAGCTTTGGGCCGTTGCCTTTACCCGCCATTTGTGTCAATTGTCAGCAATGCGTTTCTTCTTCCTCATCGCTTGGGCCGGTTGCATGCTGATAGTAGGTTGCGCCCAACCCATCGGCCCCCTAACCCCCGCTGATTTGACGACGGATCAAAGGGAGTGTGTCGCGGCTTCAAGCGCGGTGGCCTGGGCCGAGTTCGCAATGTGTGAGGCCTACAGCCCGCCAAAGAGAGACGGGGATTGCAGCACACAATCGATCAACGCTCGTGAGTTGGTTCGGCATGAGGCTTGCATTCAATGATTCCGCTCACAATCTGGGGAGTCGCTCGCGAACTCTGGCCCCTTGTGCGGGAGCTGGTAGTAGCTGCAATTTCCGGCCCAAGCGTGGCTGGGCGTAGACGGGCAGAATTGGCGCTTGTCCGACTCATGGCAAAGGCCGATGAAGTGGCCATGAAAAAACTTCGTGGCGAGCCATGAAGCACCCAAAGGACAGATTTCAGTGGAGCCCGGGTGCCATCGCCATGATCTATTTTTTAGATCCGAGCATGCGCCCTTGCCTACATCGGGGAATTGAGATTCTGAGTGAGGCGACGGATGGGGTTGATGTGGCTCTCGACCAAACCCTTCGTACGCCACAGCAAGCGGCAGCTAACGCCAAGAGTGGCGCGGGCATCATCAATTCGATGCACCTTCCCAACTCGCGTGGTCACTCCCGGGCCTTCGACTTTCGAACTGTGGGCAAGAGCCAGGCAGCCCGCTATGCGCTTGGACCCTTGCGTATCATTCGAGGCGCAATGCTACAGGCATTTGATGAAGCAAAGGTCATTGTGCGCAGTGGAAGCGATTGGAACTGTAACGGCATCGAAATTGCTTCCGATATGGCAGAGAGAGGCCAGCGTGTGGATTTGGTCCACATTGAGCTAGTCGAATCTACCCACCACAGATACCAAGCTGCCCTTTCAGCGAGAATTCGAAGGATTGCGGCACGCCAAACCGGAACACAGTGGCCACTATGAAACTCATTCGTGAGGCACTAACCTATTTTAAGCGGCTTTTACGTTCACACGATACGCGGCTAGCCCGGTTGGAAGCCCACGTTGAGGCCGGGCAACGGGAAACGCAACGTAAACTCGACGTGTTGATTTCCAGAATACCCGCGTTTACCGTCGAAACGGTTCGAGAACTGGACAATTTGCCAGAAACAGCAGATAGTGTTCGGCGTCATGATGAATGGATCCGGGCCGAACAGGCAAAGCAACGTGGAAAAAATCCTCACTGATCCAGTGCCGGGAATCGATCCAACGGAAGACGCGCTAGAGTTGCGGCGAGAACGCAAGCGCTCTGCTGATGCGTTGCTAGAGCTTGACCAGCTACTACCGGATACCCTATTTGACGTTGACGTCGATTTCGACGATGAGACCCAAGCAGGGCAGCCTGGCCGTAGACCCATCACTTTAAGTGGAGCGGAAGACGCTTGCCAATTTCCAAACAGCGAGCGGCCCACCACTACAGGCGGAGCAGTAGCTACTGAGGTCAGCAAATCCCTCGTGCGCGTGTTGCGCATCTTTCAAAGTCAGTGGCTACAGTTCGCTTTGATGGCCATGGTTTTGACCATGACTACCATCATAGTGTTGGCCTGGATTCTCAAAAGCCAAACCACGATTTTGATCGGTGGCAAGCCTGCAACCCCCGCACAAGTGGAGGAAATCAAGAAGCCGCCATCGGGGGGTTGATTGATCTCGTGCCATCGGTCATCTTGTAGGCATGTCCGACGTTGACGACGATTTGGCAATGCGGAAAAAGGCCTTTGCGCTCGCATTGTTGAAACAGCCAGGCGTCCCATTTGCGGCCGCTTGTGCAGTAGCCGACACAAGCGAAGAGCGATTGAAAATCGCGCGTGATTGGCCAACAGATTGTGACGTGCTCCAAGCCATGATCGACTTGGAGGAAGAGGCGCAGCCAACGCGCAATGACGTTTTGCAATTGAGTTGGGAAAAGTTACAGATGGCAGATGGCCGCGACTTCGCCGCTATCCTCAAAACATACAGCGAGATCAGAGGATGGGACGCAAAGAAAACCGAGTCAGTAGCAGCTGCTCAGACTAACGTTTTCGTGTTGAGAGAGGCTAACTCTGATGCGGAATGGGAGCGCCATGCAATTGACGAACAACGAACGCTCACTGCTAGCGGCACTACCGTCGAACACTAAAGTCATTTGGAAGCCCCTGCAAGGCTCGCAGACGCGGGCACTCGACTCTAGGGCCCGAATCACTCTGTATTGCGGGACGCGTGGTCCTGGCAAGACTGAAGCCCAGCTAATGCGCTTCTTGAGACATGTTGGCAAGGGCTACGGCTCGCGTTGGATTGGTGTGATCTTCGATCACCATTACAAGAATCTGAACGATCTAATCGAGAAGTCTAAGCGCCTGTTTTCTCAATTTAACGACGGCGCTAAATTCCTCAGTTCGAATTCTGATTTGAAATGGGTTTGGCCTACAGGTGAGCAGTTGTTATTTCGAGCTGCCGCTAAGCTGCGCGACTATGACGATTACCATGGTCATGAGTACCCATTTATTGGGTGGAACGAACTAACTAAGTACGCATCGCCCGAACTGTTTCGGAAAATGCTTTCGACGAACCGAGTCACTTGGGAGCGCCCACCAAAAGGACAACTCGGTTGGGATGTACCAGACCCACCGTGCGAAGTTTTTGCTACAACTAACAGCTATGGTGTCGGTAGAAATTGGGTCAAACGCGAGTTCATTGATCCAGCACCTTACGGTAAAATTCAGCGCAAATCGGTAACACTTGATAAACCAGGCTCACCTGGGGTCATGATTAGCGTTGAACTAACACAAGTCGCGCTCTTTGGGTCTTGGAAAGAAAACCCGTATCTTCCCGCCGAATACATCGCGGAAATGATGCAAGAGCCAAATGAAGCATTGCGTGAATCGTGGGTCAACGGCTCTTGGGATATTGTTGCAGGTGGCGCATTCGATGACGTGTGGGACCCGCGAGTTCATATTCTGCCACGCTTCAAAATCCCAAAAGGTTGGCGCCTAGATCGAGCATTCGACTGGGGTTCAACCCACCCATTTTACGTTGGCTGGTTTGCTGAAAGTGATGGGGAGACACAAGCGACCATCGACTTCAATGGTCGCTCGTTTGCATTTTGCCCGCCAAAAGGCTCACTCGTGTTGTTTGCGGAGTGGTATGGTGCCCACAAGACCAAACACAACGCAGGAACTAAAATGAGTGCTCCCGACATTGCCGCGGGCATACGCAAATATGAAAAGGCCATGCTTGAAGTTGGGTGGATTGATGGCAGTGTCTCACCTGGACCGGCCGACGATCAAATTTGGGGAGTGACCCAAAGCGACGAACTCACCATCGCGCAGAAATTTAGCGAAGCTGGAGTCGAATGGGAACGGGCACACAAGGGTGTTGCTGGTCGAAAAAACGGCCTCGAACTTGTGCGGGCGATGTTCATTGCCGCAAAAAGGCGGGAGGGAAAAGGACTCTGGTTTATGCGGCACTGTCAAGCTAGCATCACCACACTGCCAAGCCTTCCGCGAGACGAGGATGACATGGAAGACGTTGACACCGACGCCGAAGATCATCCGTACGACGCAATTCGATATCGTGTGGTTTCCTCGACTCAAAAAGTCACCAAATCCCCAACCGTTCAATTTTTTTAAGGTCCACAAATGCCTACAGGAGTGAAGTTTACCCGACCCGAAGTGGACCGGTTACTTGGACAGTACCAACTGATTCGCGATGCAATTGCAGGCGAAGCGACGGTCAAAGAGTGGGGGGAAACCTATCTGCCTGATCCCTCGCCGTATGCTTGCGATTCGACCCAAAAAACTTGGAGGTATAAGGGATATAAACAGCGCGCTGTTTTTTACAACGCCACTCGTCGAACGAAGGCGGGCCTAGTTGGCCAGGTTTTCACGAAGGACCCTGAAAATACATTCGAGGGTTTGGATCAAGTCAAATTGAGCGCGAGCGGGGACGGCGTTACGCTGGTTCAGCAAGCCAAGCTCGCGGTTGAGCAGGTGCTTTGCTACTCGCGAGCTGGGTTGCTTGTGGATTTTCCGTCGCAAGAGTCCCAAACATTTACGCGAGCCGATGAAATGGAGGGGCGTCTCCGGCCCACAATCACGCTGTATGAGGCGAGAGACATTCGCAACTGGAAGACCCGCGAGGAAGGGGCCGAAGACGTGGTGACCCTTGTGGTGCTCAAAGAACGTCATCAAGTTCCAGCCACGGATGACCCTGAATTTTCGACCGTTCTTGTGGTCAAATTTCGAGTGCTCCGATTGACTGATACCGGAGTAATTCAGCAACTATGGGGGCCTGTAGAACCGCCTTCTTCGCTATCGTCACAAGCGCGAGTTGAGCCAAACGAACTTTCGTCATACACGCCTGAAACGAGTGTCAGGATGACTGACAAGTCCGGTGCACCCCTGAAGCGAATTCCGTTCAAATTCATTGGTCTAACCAGCAACGGAATTGAAGTCGAAGACCCTGCATTTTACGATTTGGCGTCACTCAATATGGCCCACTATCGCAACTCGGCAGATTACGAAGAATGCTGTTTCATCGTCGGTCAACCCACTCTTTTCGGGTCCGGATTTTCGGATGCGTGGTTGGAAAAGAACGGAAATAAGATCCAGTTCGGCTCTCGTGTGGGCATCTTTGGGCCAGCTGGCTCCACTCTTGAAATCTTGCAAGCTGAAGCCAATATTATGTTGAAAGAAGCGCTCGATCAGAAAGAGTCGCAAATGGTTGCGCTTGGAGCAAAATTAATTGAGCAAGGCGCCACTGGTGACAAGACGGCGACGGAAGCCAAAATCGAAGCAACCGCAGATGGGTCTGTTTTGCAGAGTGCCGCCCGCAACGTTTCCGCAGCTTACCAGTGGGCGCTAACGCTCTGTCAGGAGCTTTTTGGCGTGGTCCCTGAGGTAGCGCCCGAGAAAGAGGCAAAGCCTTCCAGCACTGACGACAAGGAGAATACCGACGAAAAAGAACCTGAGCAAAAAGAAGCCATCTTCAAACTGAACGACGATTTCGACATTTCGAAAATGAGTGCACAAGAGCGCTCGGAAGTGCTGAAAGCGTGGCAAGCTGACGGGCTCAGCTGGACCGAAGTTCGATCGCTGTATCGTCGCATGGGTTGGGCCACGCAAGACGACGAAGAGGCGAAGAAAGAGATTGAGGAGCAGGCGGCAAAGGCGACGGAAAACGAAGTTAACGCAGCGGGCGAGCTTGCACGAGTAACGGCGGAAAATGCTCCAGAACCAAAGAGCCCTTGATCTAGTCATCGCTAAGGCTTTGCTCGCAAGACGGGCAGAGTTGGGCATTGAACGAGACGCTGAAATTCAGCTAGCTAGCTATTTGCGCCGAGTGCTCGAATCGCTGAAAGGTCGCGTCATGCGCTCGGATTTCAGCAACATGAGCAAGGGCGAGCTGCGCTCAATTATGGTCGAATTTCGAGCTAACGAAATGAAGGCTCGTCCTGAATTTGCCGCAGCATTGCTCGCCTTACTCATCGGGTTTGGGGTTCGTGAGGTTGCGCTACAGCGCGCGCTGTGGACTTGGGCGGGCAAGGCCAAACCGAACCCCTTGATCGTCCTAGCGCCAGAAGAGGCCGATTCCGCTTGGGTGAAATCGGCAACCCTAACAACCATCACAGGTGATGGTCTTGTGGTCGGTGACTTGATGCATGGGTTTTTTGGCGGAGTGGTTGCTGGGGTGTCCAAAACACTTCGCGCGGGTATGGCGACCAATCAACCATCTGGTGAGATTGTGGCGGCTCTCAGCAAAACAGGGAGCACTTCGGGTAGGTTAGGGGCTTTCATTTCCACGGCCCTAGTTGCAGCTGCGGCAGCTGCATTCGTGCGATTTGCAGGACGGGCAGCACCACGTTATATTTGGGTGAGTGTTCTCGATTCTGGCACCACGGATATTTGTCGGAGTTTGGACGCAAAAACTTTCGAGGTTGGCAAGGGCCCCAAACCCCCGATGCATGTTCGTTGTCGATCGACAACTGCACCCTACACAGCACAAGATACGCCTGCAAAAGTAGGATTGATTTCTAAATGGTTACTAAACCAGGGTCAGAGGGAACGCTTGGCTATGGTTGCCGCAAGCGCACTCACTTTCGACCAATATCAAAGAGAGTTGATTCGATATGCTGAAAAAAACATTGACGAAAGCCGGATTTAAGAAACTTGATGAATCTCTACACGCGCTCTACCTGGAAAAGGACGGGGCGTATGTGCTGGATCTAGAAGGTGCGGAGGATGAGGAATCCCAAGCGGCGGCCTTGACGCGCTCGCTTGAAGCCGAGCGGAAGCGCGCAAGTGAACTAGCGGCAAAGCTCAAAACCCGCGAGGATGCCGACGACGAAGCCCAGCAAAAGCTGGATTCGAAAAAGGGGGACGTCGACGCTTTGGAAAAGAGCTACAAGACCAAGATCGAAAAAGCAGATCTTGCCCACAAGGCTGAAATCACTCGGTACAAGAGCGCCATTTCCAAAAGCATGATTGAAGCCGAGGTCGGCAAACTTGCAGGTGAGTTCGTTTCGCAGAAGGCGGGAGAGGCCTTGCTTCGTGGTCGTTTTGCAGTCGATTTCGAAGAAAGTGCAGAGGGCGATTTGAAGCCCGCGCTTCGGGTGCTTGACGAACACGGGAAACCCACAGCAAGTAGTGTTTCGGACCTGCGAAAGGAGTTCTTGACGAATAAGGAATTTTCAGCAATCCTTAAACCCGACTCCAAGGCTTCCGGTGGTGGCAGTGGTTCAGGCGGTTCGGTGGACCGTCTGAAGAATTCCGAACATAACCAGAAACCGCTTTTCGAGCGTTCGCTCGATGAGCAAGTAGCGCACCTGCAATCTATGCGTGACGCGCGAGGAGAAATGACCAATGGCACTCAGTGATCTAAGAGTTTACCACGACGAAGCATACGGATATTCCACGGAACTACTGAACGAGCGCGTTCAGGTTTTCAACGCAGCCACGAATAACGGCATTATGCTCGATGTTCCGCGTGCTGGGGCGAACAACGGTTCCTTCAATACCCGTAGTTTTTGGAATAAGGTTACGACGACCAGGCGCCGCAATGCATTTGCGATGACTGCAATTTCGGACCAGGTCATGACGATGAATGATATGTCGACGGTCAAGATTGCCGCCGGAACGCCCCGTGTGTTGTATGAGAAGGGCGATATTGATTGGATGACTGGCGGTTCTGGTGATCGCGATGCGGCTCTTGTTGCGTTTGCTCAGCAACTCGCAATTGATCGATTTGCGGACATGCTTTCACGTGGCATTGCTGCATACACGGCAGCCGTAACAGCGGTAGCCACGAACTTTCTCAACGTTTCTGCGCTCACTCTTGGAAATGAGCTTTTTAGCCCGCGAAGTGCGCTTACTGCAAAGCAGCGACTGGGCGATGCTCAAACCCGCGTGGTTGCATGGTTGGTAAACTCTAAGCAATACAACGATTTTCTCTTGGGTAATTTGACCAACCCCGGAACGTTGTTTACTTGGGAGACGGTTAACGTTGTTCGTGACGTAACCGGAACGCCTATTATTATTACCGATTTGCTGCCTATGGTTGCTGGCTCGCCCAACACCTACAATGCAATTGGTTTGACGTCGGGCGCTATTGTGATTCAACAGAACGCAGATTACCAGTCGACCGCAGTTGATATTACGGGACTTGAGCAAATCCGCACGGCCTTCCAAGCCCAGTGGAGTTACAACTTGGGTATTAAGGGGTTCACTTGGGATAGGGTCAACGGCGGACCTTCCCCGACCAATGCCGCCATTGCTACGGCAACCAACTGGGATAGGGTCTCGACGGATTTCAAGGATTTGGCCGGAGTTGTACTCCGTACTCAGTAAGTGGAGTAGCGTCTAGCAAAGAGGCCGACTAAACGCGGCCTCTTTTCCTTAAAACCCCTAAAGCGAGATTTTGAAAATGGCACTAAGTAGCAATCCTACCAATTTGAGCATTCTTTATTTTATCAAACAAATGGTACCGACGAAGGAAGAGGCGTTCTCAATCGCAGAACTCGACTTCCCCGTCAAAGTTCGCAACGCAGCCGCTAGCGCCGGAGAGACCCCCGAACCGTGTGACGGTGTCATGGGCGCGGTACCCATCGAATACGAGGGTTTTCCTCACGGCCCAAGCGCCATTTCGGAAGACAAGAAAAATCGCAAAGCCAAGATCAAGGCGATGCGTGAAGACACGGAATCCTTCGAACTTGGTGCTGTGGAAAAGGCACTGAGTGACGATCGCGAAATCGAGCGAAGCCGTGTTCTTGGCGAAGAAGTTGAGCGCCAGAAGAAGGGCAAGAAGGGCGATGCGCCGCTTCCCCCTTGGGATCCAAATCAGGGCTAAACCTGTAGGCACGAAAGACAGCAATGCCGACGATCATCATTGAAGACGGAACTGGAATAGCAAACGCCAACTCGTACGTTAGCGTTGCAGAACTTCGTGTTTTCGCTGATGGTCGCGGCGAGTTGCTTTCGATAGATAATGACGTAGTAGCCCGATTGTTGATTCAGGCAAGTGATTGGATTCAAGCGCAAGAGGCCATGGGGCTTTTGATTGGTGAGCGCGCGCACGACTTGCAAGCTTTGGCATTTCCTAGGAAATGGTCTGTGTATTGTGAGTCTGCTTATCCGTTGCTTGATGGTAATGTGGTACCCATCAACATTAAAACCACTCAGAGTTTCTTGGCGTTAAGTGCCGCTCGTGGCCTTTCCCTCATGCCTGATTTCGTGTCAACCGACTCGATCAAGCGCGAGAAGGTGGGCCCGCTAGAAACCGAATATTTTCAGAGTTCGATGGTTGGGCCTAGTTTAACTGCGGCCGAATCGTTCTTCTCATATTTTCTGAAGTCTCTTCAAACCGGTGGATCAATTCGAGTTGATCGGGCATAATGACATTCGCGGCTACTACAGCAAACGATTTGGTTAGGTTGGTTTTTCAAGCTGTTAATATTGGGAGTTTGGCGGATAATGCATCTGCCGCCCCTCTGACCAACCTTTTTCTTTCGCTTCATACAGCCGATCCGAGCGGTGGAAATCAGAGCACTAGCGAAACGTCATATACTGGGTATGCACGTCTTGCTGTTATTCGTACAGCTGGTGGGTTCGCTTGTACCGGTAGAATTGTTACTCTTGTTGCGCAAGCTATTTTCGGAACTAGTACGGTAGGAACTCCTACAATTACGCATGCTGGCGTCGGTTATGCGTCGTCTGGGGCTACTAAATTAATTACATCCGAAGCGTTAGTTACGCCTAGAGTGATTACGGTTGGGGACGCCCCTCGAATCCAAATTAGCGATTTCTCGTTCACTTTGAACTGACATGCCTGATAATTTTGATCAGAAAGACGCGGCAAATGTTACTCAAGCCATTGCCGCGGATGATATCGGGAGCGTTCTTTACCAGCGCATCAAAGCCACATTTGGCCCAGACGGCACTGCCACTGATGTTGACGCCCCGTTCGCCTCGCGCCTTCCTGTAGGCTCGCGTCAATCGGGAGAACTCTTCATCACTGGGCAAGGCGTACAATCGACGCTTGGGAACAACGTTCTAAATGCTGTAGCGGGCGCGACTGCCACTGATTTGATGCCCGATGGTACGGGCGGGATTAGATACCGTTCGTTTGCTGTACAGATTGTTGGCGGAGCAAGTATTAGCGCTGGCGCAGTGACGTTCGAGGGCAGCAACGATAACGTTACGTTTCACACACTATCCGTCTATGACGACGCGGTCATTACAGGCACGATCATTCAAGGCGCAATTACGATAGCTGCCAACACAAGTCGCGTGTTCTCGGGTAAGGCTCTCTACCGACATTTGAGGTGTCGCATTTCAACCGCTTTCGTTGGCGGCTCGGTTTTTATTCAGGCGTTCTCGATCGTCTCTCAAGGTGAGTATGTCCCGCGCGTTCAGTCGGTTGGCAACCCGACGACGGGCAACCTACAGGCAACCGTAACGTTGGGTGCTACAACGCTCACTAGTGTAACCACTGGCACTTCTGCCGCCAACCTAGGCAAGGCCGAAGACGGCCCAAATGCATCGGGTGACGTTGGTGTGTTTCAGCTGGGCGTTCGGCGCGATACCATAACGGCCAAAGCTTCACCGCGAACAAGTGCGGATGGGGATTATTCCGAACTTGCAGTCACGCGCAACGGCGCGATCTTGACCAAGGATGAGGATACGCATCACAAGGCCTACAGGGCCTCATTCCAGGTCTCCCCAGCTGCAAGTGCAACGGACATTGCAGATATGATAGGTAATGCGACTTCGGACGCATTTATCACGCGCATCATAATTACTGGATTGCAAACGACGGCTGGTATAGTCGAAATATTTTTGGTGAGACGATCGACGGCAAACACACTTGGAACAAGAGTGCCTGCTACGGCAGTAGTTATGGATTCGGTAGATGCTGCGGCGTCATGCGTTCCCGGTGGTTACAGCGCCAACCCTACAACGGGAACTCTTGTCGGTAATATTAGACGCGAATATGTATTTGTTGGACAATCTACAAGTAACAGCGTTGGTAGAATTGAGTGGAATTTTGGCGACAAATGTAAGCCAGTAATTATATCTGGCACGACGCAATGTCTAGCAATTAACTTGGGTGGTGTAACACTCACTGGCGCTACGCTCAACGTTCAAATCGACTGGTACGAAAACTGAGCGTACATGTCGCTTCTGCTACTGAATCAACCGATTAGTTCGACCGTTAATTATGTCGACATGGTTGTTTATGCGAGCGCGAATGGTTTATTAGATGTTAATGTAACGCGGCTTTTAGGTCTTGCAGCAAACCCATTCGCCACTGGAGACCTTAGTGTTGATTTGAGTCGTCTTGTAAGTCTTGCAGCAAACCCATTCGCCACTGGAACCCTGTACGTTCGACTAACGGGTAATAATCCCGACCCTGTTTTAGCCATATCAAATAGGTTTGATGGTATGCGTAACACTGCCCAAAGAATAATCGAGAAAAATGGCGAGCTTGCGAGCTGGCTAGTAAAGCGTGATGCGGGCGGACCAGCCTGGAACCCAACGGGCGCAACTGACGTAACACACGAAGTATTTATGGTTTTTCTACCAGTCGAACGCTTTGGTAAAGAGACGAAAACGGAGAGTGACACCGAACAACGTAAAGGTTCGATGTTGATCTACATGCCACCTGTGTCATTTGAACCTAGCGCAAAAGATGTAATCTTTCGTCCTGCTACCGGGAAAAACTATCGTATTGTTAGCCTTGACGCGGTTAGACCTAACAGCGAGCAAACCATACTTTACAAGATTTTGGTTGACGGATGATCAACACAATTGATGCGCACGGTGAAATGAACGCCTACGCGCTAGGCGCAATTTTGGCTGCGGCAGCAGAACTAAGCGTCGATTTGTTAGCAACCGATGTGAGATTCGTTGGTGTGGAAGGGGCCGAAATACCCGATCCAAGTAGGTATTGGGCCCGCGTGTCAATCCACGCAATCTACAGCGGGAGAGGGACGCTAGGCGGTTCCCCCGGGCTACGTAGATATCAAACGGGGGGTTTGCTGTGGATTCAGCTGTTCGGCCCTAAAATTCAAGCAAATTCCTACTGGACTTGCCTGTCACTTGCGGCGAAGATCAGGGAAAGATTTGTGGGGGCGGAAACGCCAGGGGTCGTTAGGTTTCAAAACGACTTCGTCGATACGAGAACCCCGCAAGAAAATCAGTGGACTCGGGCGAATTTTCGAACTGAGTTTGAGTTTGAAGAAATCCTAGCCAACGGAAGCCTACCATGACGACCATTTCGAGCAACGTTACCGCCCTTTCTATCGCAGAAGAGACCACTCTTAATGTTCTGCCTGGCACCCCTGTTTTCCAGCTTCTAGAGCCGAATTCATACTCGGATTTGGGTGGGGAAATCTCGGTGGTCCCGCGCAACCCGATTTCCCCTGATCGTCAACGTCGACGCGGGACGTTGAGTGATAGTGATGCTATGGCCGGGTGGAATAGCGATTTTACGCGAACGAATATGCTTCGGTACTTGCAGGGGTTCCTGTTCGCCGATGCTCGCGAGAAGGGGACCACAGCCCCGATGACTGGCCCTGCTCCTGTGGTCATGACCGCGACCACTGCAACGACTTTTACAGCCGCAGCTGGTCTTGGTATTTTTGCAGCTAACGTGCTCGTATTTGCGTCCGGGTTTGCGCAAGCTGCAAATAACGGTTTTAAGTTGTTGAGCGCAGCAACCGCAACGGTTTTGACGACTACTGGTAATGTTGTCGAAGCAGCACCGCCTGCAATTGCGAAAGTCGAAGCAGTTGGCCGACAATTCGCATCGGGTGATTTGGTTATCACTGTTGCATCGGGTGTTGTAACGATGACCAGCACTGCGAGTGCTCTTCCCACGAATCTTGTTCCTGGCGAGTGGATTTATATTGGAGGCGATACACTCGTAACTCAATTCGCTACGTTTGCGCGCGGTATGGTTCGACTTCGAACCGTTTCCGCAGGTGCATATACATTTGACGATACTATTTTGCTTGGTGGGGTAGCCCCTGTAGCAGATGCTGGCGCCGCTAAGACGATCCAAATTTTCTTTGGAACGGTAATTCGAAATGAGTTCGACCCAACTCTGATCAAGCGCCGCACCTATACGGTCGAACGACAAATGGGAATTGGTTCAGCCCCTCCCAATGCCCAAGCGGAGTATATTAGTGGTTGTGTCCCCAACGAATTGACGTTCAATTTTCCTGGGCAAGATAAAGTCACCACTGACATTACGTTCGTCGGAATGACAAGTTATCGCAGAAGCGGCAATGGCGCTGGTAACCTTATCCTGACCGGAACACGATTGGTGTCCACGGATGAAGAGGCATATAATACGACTCAAGATTTTAAGTTTCAAAAACTGACAGTTGTACCTGTAGGTTCGAACGGAACCCCGCTATTTGCATTTGCCACTGATGCCACTATTGCCATCAACAATAACGTTGACGGCGACAAGGCGTTAGGCGTGCTCGGAGCAATCAATGCGCAGCCTGGAACGCTTGAAGTTGGCGGGACGATTAACGCCTATTTCACGACGGTTGAGGCGCTCGACGCGGTTCAAAATAACGCTGAAGTTGCGTTCACGACGGGTTGTGTCTCCAAGAGAAATTTCGGGTTCATTGTGGACTTGCCCATGCTACAACTAGCGAACGGGAAGCCTCAGGTTTCCCTGAATGACTCGATCATCGTCCCCCTCGATCTAGTAGCGAGCAGGGCTCCTAAGTTCGGGCATACCATTCTGATCAATTCGTTTCCCTATCTCCCGTCCGTCGCGGCTTCCTGATCCTAGATGCCTTTCTAGGTGGGGTTGCGATGGCCTCACCTAGAAAGTTTGAAATCATGAGCATCAAAGCCCGTTTCGGAATCAACAAGGAACTTGCCCACACGAAGGGCGCAGAATGTGTCATTGATGAAATGACCTTTTTCGTTGGGTATAGAAGCCCCTCCAATCGAGTTTGGGCGAAGCTGTACGAGGAAGGGTGGAAGGCGCATCGCGAGGATTTGGAATCACTTTCCTCTGATCAAACGCTCGCCATCAACCAAGATATTTTTGCGCGAGCACTTATGCTCGGTTGGAAAAATGTAAAGGAATCGATTAACGATTCCGAATTGGTTACGTTTAGCGTTGACGAAGCAATTCGCCTATTTTCCGAATACCCGGAACTTTACTATGACTTGTCGCAATTCGCGGTTGACCGCGCGAATTTCCTATCTGGTGATGCAAAGGTCGACGCAAAAAACTAATAGCGTATCTGGAACACGGTAGGGGGGTTGGGCCGCATGCTCGAACGATCATTCAGGGTCTGAGACAAGCCGGCCAACCCATTCCAGACAACCTAGCCAACCCACCAAAGCTTGCGCCCGGCCTAGAGCTGTATCTCCAAGCCTGGCTTAATTTGGACACCGAACGCATGCCATCCCAGTATGGGATTAGCCCCATTCCGTGGGGTGCAATCGAGCGATACGCGGTTGCGTTTGCTCTGAGTGATCCTGGCTATTTTCATGAAGTTATTCGGGCGCTAGATGACTGGCATTTAACGTCTAGTGCGCAAAGAATGAAACCAAATGGCGCGACTAAAATCCCTTCGAAGCTTTCTCGCAAAGGAACTGGCGCGCGTTGAAAGCAAAGTTGCAAGAAGAGTTAATCGAGCCGTTGTTATAATGGTTCGAGAGTTGGCACTCGCAACACCCGTTGATACGTCGCAAGCTCTTTCGAATTGGATTGTTGGCATAGGGGTGAAAGACCCGAGTTTCATCACCCCTTGGGTTCCTGGACTAGGGGGATCGACGCAAAACGCAAGCGTTGCCGAAACTGTAGCGGCCGCAAAAGTAATGCTCACTGGGCGCAAATTTGGGACGCGTATTTTTGTCTCAAATTCAGCCCCTTATATTCGGAAGCTGAATGCTGGTAGTTCAAGACAAGCACCAGCGGGCTTCGTCGAGGGGGCCATAATGAAAGCTCGAATCTCACTGAGAGGAAAAGGCGAATGAGCACGGAACCTATTTCGATTGAAATCCAAGACAAGATTGCGTCATCGATTCGCGCCAAACTTGAAGAGATTTCCAGGTACGCAGATGCGGCCGATATGAACGTCGAGCGGCTGAAATCGAACCTAGCTAAGCTAGGAAGCCGCTCATCTGTGGGCAATAACCTAAAATCATCCTTTGAGGGCAACGCATCTGCGGCTCGCAACTATGCCACGGCAACGGAACAAGCCACAGCTGCCATTAAGCGTCGAACAATCGCAACGGCAGCAGCAACAAGGCAACTAGATAAATGGCAAGCTGCCGAACGAAAGGCCAGCGCAACCGCCTCCCGAAGCGGAAGTAGAAGCGGTGGTGATTCATTTTCCGGAGGTTTGCCACTTGCGTCATTGACGAAGGCCGGAGCTATGGGCGCTGCTATTTATGCGGCAACGGAACTAACCGGTGAAATTATCAATCTCACCACAAGTTACCAGAAACTCCAAAATAAGTTGACCCCTGTTACCGGCTCATTGGCGGAAACAGGGCCATTGATGCGTGAACTTAAAGACGTTGCTAACGCTACATACACTCCGCTTGATGCAACGGTTCAGGCCTATTCTCGTTTTGCTCGCGCTTTGGAATCGATCAATCATCCTGCTAGCGAAGCTATTGGGTTGACCACTACGGTCAACAAACTTTTGCGCGCTTCTGGCGCAACCGCACAGGAATCAGGGGCTGCATTGTTGCAGCTTTCGCAAGCATTTAATAAAGGCAAGCTGGACGGGGACGAATTTCGAACCGTCATGGAACTAATGCCTGCTGCGGCGGATGCAATCGCTAAAGAGCTTGGCGTAACCCGTGGTGAACTTTTGAAGCTTGCTCCCGAAGGGAAAATCACAAGCGAAGTAATGGTTGCTGCATTCAAAAATGCAGAAGGTGCTTTAGCTCTTTTGCCGCAGCCCATCATGACGATTGATGACGCTTTCGTGAAACTGAAAACGAACGCCACGCTTTTTTTCGGAGAGTCCGAAACTTGGACTCGTATGGTTAGAGGTATGACCAAATCGGTTAACAGGCTCGCTGAAGCCATGGATGTTGTTGGGCCAAAACTATCATATGATGAAATGTCAGATGATTGGCAATCAAAAAACGCCGATAAGCTACTCGCGAAAACGAAAGCCGAAACGAAAGCGATCAAAGATCAAGCAGTATCGATTGAAGAACGAAATAAAGCATTCGGCGAGTTTCTAAAGCAACAAGAGCGGGACGTCGAGCTTGCAAAAATGAGTGAGGATGACCGAGCGATTGGTCAGAAGTTAGACGCGGTAAAGAAAAAAATCGTAATGACCCCCGAGGAAGAGGCCGCTACTGCTGGCATCATCCGCGCAAACTATTTTAAGACCAAAAAAACCTCGGGCGGGAAGGGTGTCGACCGTGCTGCGGAAATCGGAAAGGTTAACGAAAAACTAGCCGATGAAATCGCGCGTATGCATGAGTTAAGCGATGCTCGCGAAACCGCAGCTAAGTTCGATTCAATTGATCAAACGCTACGCGGCAAAAAGATCCAACTCAACGAAGCTGAAACCGAATCGATCAAAACCGCCATTGCTTCGATCCAAACATACTCGCGCGTTCAAGCGGCGAGTGATGCGATGCTTGATGGTCGTATGGGTCCGGCCCGCGAGTATCTCGCCAATCTGGACGCGGCAAATGAGAATTACGAGCGCGGTACGCTAGACCTTACGGCATACAATGAAGAGTTAGCCATCAATGAGCGAAAGCTCCGCATGGCGCAAAGAGCGCAAGACGAATCAGTTGACACCATGTTCGCCTACAACAAGGCGAGCGCAGATCAACGCGCATTGGGCATGCTCAATAGTCGCGAATTTGAAATCGAAAGCAAAGTTCAGCAAGTCGTAAACGATCAACTCGAAAAGGGTGTCGAACTTCGCGATATCAACACAGCCGCGATTCGCCGAAATGAGCTAGCGCTTCGGGATATGAACGAAGCCCGTGCGGCTGAAAATGAAATCCTAGCTAATACCATCTACGCAGCAGATACCTTCAATCGATCTGCCCAAGCCTTGCAGAACGTCAAGGGTACGCCTGGAATGGGCAAATATGACGCTGGTCAAACCACGGAAATGATGGGAGGGGACACTGCAAGTGCAACCGAACCTTGGTTTCAAAAGCAGATCGAAGACCGCGAGGAGGGGTATCGTCGAATCGATGAAATGCGGCGCCTCGATTTGATCAATGAGCAAACTGCATCGACGATGAAAATGCGGATTTGGCAAACCGAGCAAAACTCAAAACTCGACATTGCCAAGAGTTTCTTTTCGAATTTCGAGGGAATGCAGCGAAGTAACTCTGAGGAAATGGCCGCTGTGGGCAAAGCCGCCGCAATTGCTAACGCAACCATAACAACTTACCAGGCCGCAAATGCCGCTTACGCGTCGATGGCGGGAATTCCAATTGTGGGGCCAGCGCTTGGGATTGCAGCTGCTGCGGGCGCAATTGCGTCGGGTCTAGCCAACGTCCAAGCGATCGCCAGTCAACCGACTGGATTTCAAGCTGGCGGTTGGACTGGCAACGGGGGGCGCTCTGACGTTGCTGGTGTCGTCCACGGTCAGGAGTACGTTATGGACGCTGCTAGCACTTCGAGGCTTGGTCGCGGCAACCTAGACGCGCTACGCAATGGTGATTCGTCTGGTGTTACAGGTGGCGGCAACACGAGTAGCAAGGCCGCCAACGTTACGGTCAACGTCGCGTTGTTTTCGACCAAAGAAGACGCCGAAGCGTGGCTTGCAACTCGCGACGGGGAAAAACGAGTTGTCGAAATTGTGGCAGCTAACCGCAAATCTCTCTCGAAAGTCCTTACTGGATCATGACTCGCAAACTACTCTCCCAACCATTCGAAATTGGGCTAGTTGAAAAATGGCAATGGTCCACGGATGTACTGGTAGGTGTTACCAACATCGAGCAACGCATTGCACGTCGAGTCTACCCTCGCGAAACCATCAACGCTCGAATTCGGTTCGGGGTTGATGGTCAAAGCGAAAACCCTAGCGAAGTTGCGCTGAATGGTAAAGATGCGATTGTTAGATCGATTCGCGACTTGGCGCTCTCCGAAAATGAACTGACTTTGCCTATGTGGCAATACAGCGATCAACCCGCAATCGGAAGTTGGACTGTAAGCACGTCAACTCTCTCGTTTACGATGGCGGGTCTAACGCCATTTTTTGGGTTTGCTGGCGAAGGCGCCTTAGTTCAATTTGGCGATTCTTGGTTTCGAGGAACCATTCTTGCCTACAATACTGGGACGCGAGTCGGCTCTATAATATTTGCGACTGCCACAGGTGCAAGCATTTTGGGCTTGCGGTTGATTGTGCCGCTTCGGGACGCCCTTGCTAATTCAATGGGTCAGACGCAAGGGCGAGCAAGTGATTTTGCCTCAGTCAGCATTTCGGCAACGCTTAGCGCGGGAGCAAATCGCAATTCTGTTTCAGGTTTAGATGGCTCACTATACACAAATCCGATCGCTGGTTTTTCATACCCTATTCTTTTACCTCGGATTCAGACTAGCGATCTTGATTTACGAATTGACCACGGTACGCAAACGGTTGACAACATAACCGCCTTCCCCTTCTACAACACACAATGGGCCCAGCCTAAATATTCATTCAAGATCAAAGACGTTGTAAATCGTTACGATCGCTCGGATGATTGGGCCGACTGGAAGACGCTTCTTCAAAACCTCAGGGGCTCGCAGAGTGTCTTTTTCGTACCCACACGAAGGAGTGACTTTGCTATTAGCTCCGTCCCGTCCGCATCGTCGATCATCCTCCTAGGTCGTCAATTTTTCGACTTGTGGAATGAAACGAACCTAAAAGCAATAGCTCTCGATAACGGAGTCGATTTGATTCGAATCCGCCAAGTCGTTTTTTGCGAATTGGACGACAACGGAAATAGTTCGTGCCAACTCGAAAGTACTACCGGGCTATCAATTCTGCCAATTCAAGTTTCGATTGCCTTTCCCTGCCGCATTAGTGGCGACGAAGTTACGCTAACCCACGACTCAAACACGACTACTATTGAATTTGGGGTCGAAACAGTTCACTTCACATTCACCCCACAACTCCTGTCGACCCCCCTTGTTGAGTTGCGAACGGATGACCTAACCGCGTCGATAATTTCAAGCGAGTTTGACACCTTAACCAATACCGGATCGTTAGGTGGTACTTTCAACGCACCTGCATCTGCAAATCGACCGTTGGTTTCATACTGGCGTTCACGAAGAAGTGCTGACTTTCTAGCCGACGATGCAATACAGACAAGCCTAGCTGTCAGCAATTTCAATTTCCTAATTGCTGACAATTCAAACTATACCCTAGTGGTCCGCTTCGAAGTAATTTCGAACGACGGGTCTACTGATAGATTTTTAGTCTCTTCGACCACAAGCCCATTTCTACGGATCAAACTCAACCCTAATAATTCTATAACCGTAGACCGTAGAGGTCGTGTTTTCACAAGCGCAGTCGGTTTGGTTGAAGTCGGTGGACGTTACACTTTGGTACTCGGAGTTACTCCTACCGCAGATCGTCTGTACCTTTCGGGCCCCATAACCAAAAACGTACAGATTGGTATTTCCACGGCCACCGTTGGAGCTAACGTTGCGATGGGTAGCGCGTTTGGATTTGGACGAACCACTTCATTCAACGCACGATCGCGAGTGTCGCATGCGATCGTGTATCCAACCGTGCTTTCGCTAACTCAACGTGAATATATCCGGGGCGTTCTCGAAACGCTTTGGCCAGATCGTGATCCTGTACTTTTCCAATACATGGCCGACGATCCGCTAGCTGTGTTTTCGTCGAGCGAATTTAACTCGATTCCTGCAACTGGTGAATACTCGGGGACGATGCTCGCCCAATCGACCGGCCTGCAAGACGAGCCGAACCTGACAAGCCTCAATTCCAAACGCTCGCCACTATTTACGGGTGGGGAGTTTGACCCCAAAAAGGCCGCGAGTTCGGTCCCCTTTCTTTGGGCAAGTGCTGATAGAGGGGTTGTCTATTCGGGGCTTGGTCTAAATATCGGAGTTGGTTTGCAGGAAATGACGATTGCCGGAACGGGCAACGCGGACTTCCCACACATTCAAGCGCGATCTGTAGACGGGGGTGAAGTTGGATTCGCGTTCGTTCAGTTTTCCGTCGATGCTGGCGCTACGTGGCTACCTAGCGTGCAATCGGCAGTGAGCATGACGGTTGGACCATTCGCCGTAGGGTTGACCGCTGGCGTGACTTTGAGTGCAGGGGCGATTTGGTCTGCAAGAGCCCAAACTATCAACGATCAAACGAATCAGGCAAATAACCTGGTCAAGCAAAATAGCGGCTTTGCTCTATGGTCTACGTATCGCGCCGGAAGATTGGCATTTTTGCCGACTGCCGTTGCATATTTCGGACGATCGCTTTTGACCAACTCACGAGCCGTTAGTGGGCCAATGACGATGGTCTTGGTTGGAAACTTTGGTGCTTCGCCAGCTAGCAAAATTCTAACAGGCGGTGTCAATTTCATGCGAGATATCCGCACGGATAGCGGTTCCTTGCTTGGGCTTGTTTCAACTGTTGTGGCAACTTTAGTAAGTGCTGTTACTGCAAATAAAGACTTTATTATTATCGGCTCTTGGAATGGTGTAACTTCGACGTTGCGCGTAATTCAGGACGGTTTGAGCGATTTATCAGGAACCGTAAATCCAGGTGACCCAGCCGGATTAGCTTTAACCCAACTCGCTTGGGGCGCCCATATGACTGGTGTAAATCCAGCACTTGGTTACAAGATGGCAGCTATTTACGCTGGCGACGGTTTGATCAACGCGGCCGACCTCGAATATTTAACCGAAGGATTCAAGCTTGAATATGAATTCACTTCTAATTTTGCTAGCGATTATATCGACGCTTCTCTTTTGGGCGGAAACTCGCAACTAACATTTCTGCACAACAATACGCAAAACTATCAGATTAGTTTTGCGCTCGCCATTGGCAATCTGTTACCAACGGCCCAACCTACCGTTACCCTATTCGAAGCTGTAACTAGCGGCGGATTTGGTGTTAGGTGTACCGCAACGTTTGGTAATGGTTCGGTTAACGCTTCACTTTCGTTTTCAATTCTCGGCACAGGCTCGCCATTTACGACCATTGTTGATCTAGGCAAGCCTGGACCTGGCTATTCGGCAGTAGTTGAAATCAAATTTACTAGCGGTGGATCAAGTCAAGTTGTCGCTGTGGTTGACGATATGTCGCAAGCTGCAAGTCTTGCAGGCGCAATGAGCTACAGCGTGACCGCCCAGGGCAACCCCCTTCGTGTGGGCAAGGGTCGCGGGTTTGCGATTCCGGAAATGATCATTCGAAGTGATTTCACGTCCCAATCGTTGTACCTTCGGGACAAATGGTTCCCCAAACTTTGGGGGAATGCGCTCATGGGTCTAGGCCCAACCAACCCAGCGCTAACCAACCCCGAAAACTACGCACTAACAAGTTGATATTATGCCAATTTCAGCATTTAGCGAAATCATCGAGAGTGTTTTCCGGTACGTCAACACGGGCCCGAACTGGCGCTTGAAAAATACAGTAGGCGACACGAAAGTAGTCGATGGGGTCGACATTGCGGGGCCTATCCCGCTTGCGACGCTTGCACTACCCATCCCCCTGACGTCGCTGGCGACGCAAGCCGCATTCAGCCTCATTGCCAACCTCACGGGCAGCACGGCTCTCCCCACCGCCACCCTTGCCGGTACCGATGGCCACGTTTTGAGGCGCCTTGCAGGGGCGCTAGCCTTTGGTCTACTTGACTCGACTTCGTTTGCCGACGAAGTGATCACACCCAACAAGAGGGCGCAAATCCTCCGAACGTATACATTAACCGCTTCAGCACTGGCTTCCGCAGCAACCATTACAATTGCAGCGGTTGAGACTTCGGGGACATGGGCAGCCGTTGCTAGCAATCGTCAACAAGTACCTGAGGCTGGGCTGTATGAAATTACTGTGTACGCACAAGCAACTAATACTAATACTGGCGCTAGAGTTTATTCCGGCATACAGGTTACCAGAAATGCAATTAACCAGTTTGCCAACGAAGGTACTAGGTTTAGTACCGCAGCAATTGACTCAATACCGATAGTTGGTTCGTGTTTCGTTCGCATTACAACCCCAGCTTCCGAGTTGATTGATTTTCGAACCGTGCTTAGTGCTGGAACAGTCACATTTGATAGCAGTTCTCGTGCTGTTATTCGCAAGGTTGCCAAGTGAGCGAATATGGCTCAACTAGCGTTCCTGTGGAAGTTTACTTTTTCGAGATTGCAGGAATTGGCGTTCGACTTTACACAAGCGACAATGTTCCACAACTAGCCCAAACTATCAATTATCAACCGTTACCGGGTTTAAAGTCTTCAAAAATCCCAGTTCCAACGAATTCGGAAGCGGTTGATATCACGATCCAGATTCCCGCCTCACACAGCTTGACACGACTTGTCGGTTTATTTAGCACCCCCGCACAAGTCAAGGTGACACTAAAGCGCTATCAACGAACCGACATGAACACCCCCGTCCTGACTTGGGTGGGGATCATGAAAACAGCCAGCGTCAAAGGTGGGCTTTGCACAATGCAGTTCCCATCGGCAATGGCTACCAACTTTGGGATTTCAATCCCAAAAGAGGCGATTCAAAGCCCCTGCAATTGGACGCTTTTCGACTCACGTTGCAAGTTATCCAACGCTGCATTTCGGATCACAGCAATGGGCTCTAACATTGCCTACAATGAGCCTTACGGTCAGCAACTTGGACGAAACTACGTATTGCGCGGAACTTTCGCGAGCAATCCGTATAACTTAGAAACGCTAAAGGGCGGAACTATTCGGGTTACGACGGGCGGTAGATCTGAAACGAGAACTATAAATGCTGTTTTCAAAAATAACGGTTCACTTGGCTACAGCCTTGAATTCCCCTCGATCATACAGCTGAACGAACAATTGAGCGCTTGGACAGATACTAGTTCGGTGGAAGTTTTGCCAGGTTGTGACAACTCCCTGGAAACTTGCAAAAAATACATCAATGTTCGAAACCACGGCGGATTCCCGCTAGTGCCCACAGAGAAGATGAACCCTTTTCGAGTCGATATGTCGAGAGTAGGTAAAAAATGATTTGGGCTATTGTTATCATTGCTGCGGTAGCCATTGGTGCCCTAACAACGGCGCTATTCGGGGCGTTCAAGAAGGCCCCTGGTGAGACGCAAGAGGGGTCTTTGACGGGCCCTAGGTCCAGTTTTGGCGACGCTATCCCCATCATTATCGGGACGATGCAAGTTGACTCGCCTATCACCATTGCCGCGACTTGTTTTTTTGGATCTAAGGTTTTGAGCGGAGATCCAGACACTTGGGACGGGCAAATCATCGATCCTGATATCGTCAACGAGCCTTCATATTACCCAGCACAGAAGGCCGCTATCCAATACGCGGGAGCGCTTGATATTGTTCTCAGTCAACGACTTTTCAAAAACAACGCCCCGTTGTCTACCCTGAGACTCCGCAAGATTTGGTATGGTGACAACCTATTGTGGAGTGGCGAAAACTGGGCAACCCCCCTAACATATTCCAGCGACTTGCTTTCAGCCGACCCAAATGTATTGGGTCCCGATAATGGCCTTAATTATCCAGGGGGTGTGACCGATACGGGTAACGCTGGGCCCAAGGCTTGGTATTTCGGCGGATATGAAACCCAGACAACAGAAGGCGAAGCGACTAGTCTGATCGGCGCGTATTTGTTCGGAGTAGGGTATCCTGGGTACAACGGAACTCGATACACTAAATCACAAGGTCTCGACCGCATTCGATTTTATTGCGGAAACGGAAACGAGGAAATGAATCCGTTTTTTCTCAGTCAAGCTGGCCCCCTTTTGGGTTCGGGTGATTATCCCGCATACTCGAATCTTGCGCGATTGGTTTTCTCTAACTTCTTTTTCGGTCTTGGGCCAAGCATTCGCCCCATAACCGCGGAAATAACTCAGAGTTGCCCTGCTGCGGAAATTGGCGATGTGTCGGGCCTCATGCAAAACGGGCGCGATGTTAACCCCGTTTCGTTCCTCTATCAGTTACTGACAAATACACAGCTAGGTGGGTCGCCAAAAGTGCCAGCGATTGATCTTGCTGATTGGTCAATCGCTCGTGCGGCGGTTGCGGCGGATGGTTTGGGCCTTTCGTACCGCATGCAATCGCGCGTTAAACTTAGCAGCGTTATCGACCAAGTTTTGCAACATATTGATGGTATTCTCTATCAAGAGCCAACTTTAGGAACGCTCAAGATTGCACTCAATCGCGACCTACTTCCGAACGCCATCGTTCCGAAGTTCACGGCCGCTGATATGTTAGAGCCACCGGAAATCGAGAAGACCACTTGGGAGGCAACTGTATCTCAAGCCCGCCTTACATTTTCGATGCGTGGCCTAGCGGCTAACGGAATGACTGCTCAAAACGTAGCAGTTGCAAAAGATCCGGGGTTAGCTAACGACAATCAAGTCGACACTCTTGACGATCAGATTGACACCGTGTTTGATCCTTTGGTCGCTAATTTACTTGCGGCTCGAAAGCTCGCGATTGCAAATACGCCGCTTCTCAAAATTACGCAAAAGTTCAAGCGCAGTGCCGATGCTATGGGGTTGCGACCTCTAAGCGCCTTCGATTTCGATTATCCGGAATGGGGTATCGTCAAAATCAGATGCCGCGTGGTCTCAATCGATTTTGGCAACCTTGAAGACAACGCCGTTTCGATCGTTGCGATCCAAGACAGGTTCGTACCTGCGCCTATTGTTGCGGCACCCAAACCGCCACTCAACATACCTGTAACGCTCCGGCGCCCGGATGTGACGATTGCCAATTATCGTATGGAGGCCGCTCCGTATGCTCTGGCGCGTTGCGGCATTCAGGGTGACGCAAGGCGAGTGCTTTCGACGGCAACCATGATTGGTGTTTATGGCGCTCCTAAAGGTGAGCTTTTCGACCGTTTCATGATGATTGCCAAGCGCCCGTACGTCGGTGCAAATTTTTTCTCTTGGCAATTGAGAGACACAACAGACAACATTATTTTAGAGACGAAACTTGTTCCCTACACCAATAGCGGGACACTAGATACAACTATAGCTTCTCAAACTGCGACGACCACTGGTGTTGTCGGAGGATTCACAATTTCTGGAATTGACGGTAACGCCATCGCACGAATGACCAGCGGGCTTAAACGCGATGGTCGTAACGTGGTATTGATCGATTCGGAATACCTACTAATCGAAACGTTTACAATCCTATCCGCCACTTCCATTTCCGTGACTAATGCCCATCGCATGCTTTGGGATTCACCAAACGCACCAACCGGCCCGAATTGGATTCCAGTTCACAACATTGGCGCAACCGTTTGGTTTTTCGATCTCCGTGATCAAGCCGGGATGGCAGCTCGACTTTCAGCACCAATCGCGTCCAATGCGTTTACATTGACCGCTGCTTTCCCCTCGCCCTCTGGTCCGTTCGATCGTCCATTTGCAGCTGGGTACGGAACCGCCCGCTATCAAGCGATTTTGGCAAATGCTGACTCTTTGAAAAACAACCTAAAGGTAACAGCGTCCGCTGTAGTTTTGGCAGATCGAGCTAACAACCCATACCCGACAAGACGCACGGCAATTGATGGGCCAAGTAACTTTCCTGATCTATTCGTAACGTTACCTAGTGCATCTAGCACTTTAGATATTGATCTCGAGCCGCCCTCGGGTTATCAACCCGGACTAAACCCAAGAGAAGGTTTCGATATTTTCCCGTTTGATTCTTCCTTATACATAACTAGTTATGAGGAGGAGATATTTCCTCTTTTGGTAGGTGCTAATTACGCCCCTGCAACTTGGCTAAAAGACAACTTCAAGGTTTGGTATAGAATACCAGCATTGCCCGCTTTTGCAGCGTTACGCAACGCACCTGCACAGATTGGGTCTGGCGGTCTATATAGATTCACCTTTCCAACTGGACTTAATTCAAGAACAGTCGAAGTATTTATTGCTAGATCTTTCGATCACCCGTATGGTTATGCAATGCTCGGCCAAGCGCGTGCAATCACAATGACTTTGAATCGCGTCTAGCCCGTGACTAGGGTTCTGCGAAAGCGGAACCCTACATCGGTTAGCATTTGCTCGGTCCTTCGGATGTACTCCCCTAGGTCAACGTCATCTGGCCTGACTAGGGGCAAGCGCATCATGGGTTGACCGTTGTCGGAATCGGCAACGGCGTTTCCGTTTTCAACGTAGGTGATTGGGCCAGGACTAGACTTGGACCAATACCACCTAGCGACTCGCCCCAACGACTCGCCGTCCTTTTCAGCGCCACCCTTTACTTTGCGCACGGTTGCGAATTTGTGAGGCTCGCACTCATCTTCGATCGAGTCGGAAATCGGAATCCGATAATTCAGAAATGCGTGCAACGCCTCAACGCAAACGATAGCGGTTGGATTCTTGTGGAAACGAAAAATTGAGTTTTCTTTCCACGGGTTCGAAAACGCCCCCTTGGCTTTGACCTCGCCATCCGGTTTGACCGCAACGTAGTTATTGACGTCGCGCGCGTAGTAACCTTGGTAGCGCGTCTCCTCGGTGACAAGGGATGTGACCCCCTCCCACCACAAGATCGCGCGTTGGTACGCATCGTCAAGCCTCTGTGGGCAAAGCATGACGATACCGTCGGTGTTAGCCGAGATCACTTGAATGCCATCTGCCTCTAGTCGCTCAATCAACATGAGCAAATACAGTTGCCCCGAAAGAGTCACTTGAAGCAAAAGTTGCGGGGCGTAGAGTAGCGACCATTTCGAGCCGAATTTGCCAAACGACCCATTCACAACGATCTTGAGACTCTCGGACATAGGCTTGTCACCGCGCTTTTTTGCCGCGAGACGATCAGCCAAAATCGAAGCATAAACATCTAAAAATGCTTCGCCGAGTTGACTTGGGAACAATCGTTGATTGATGATAATGCTCGGGTAGTAGCTAGCCACATCGCGATCGAGAATGCGCAAACCGTCGCAGTCTTGGTAGCTGACGCGCTCCTCTGTAGAGTGCAAGCCCCCGGCGCCCATGCGATAAACACCAGAACCGATGCGGATTGGCAAACCTAGCCAATCGGGCGGCATTGGGTTGCCTTGCGCATCGATCTCAAATGGGTGGGTGGCAAGTTGCGTAAGTCGATTTTGCAAGTCGACCGTTTCAAATTTCACTTCAGGAGGAACACGATAGCAAACTACCTTACCTGCCATTGTCGGTGGTCGCGGGAGTTTCGAGCCGCGCAGAGTCGCCAACTTTTGCGAAATGACGGATTCTGCGATTTGCGCATCTGACTTAGATCGCAAATCAACTCCGTACATTTTGCCCATAGTCTCGCGCAATTTAAGTTGCTCTGAAAGTGCATCGGCTAGCATTTGCGTACCAGCCAAATCGTTTCCGCAATAAAGGCGAACTGTTGTCATTTGACTACTGGTGAGCTTCGTTCCAGGTTCGAAGGGTAGATCTTGGATCGTCTCCGCATGCATTTGCGACATTCGCATTTTAAGCGAACCGGTCAGAGGAACCACTTCCTGAAGATCGATATGGTTGAATTGATCTGGTATTTTCAACTTCCAATGATTTTCGAAATCCCAACGTCGAAGATTGCCCACAATGATCGATTGGCTCATTTCATAGATCGTTGCGCAGCTGGCACCTTGCAAGATTCCGGCTGTGATCAGCAAATCATATCCGCTCGAATTGAATCCTGTTAAACGAAACCGGTACAGAATCCAACTGAGTTTTGCTAAATCAATACGCTCATCTTCGCGCTGTTCTAGTATTACGATCTTGCCCGATAGCTTATGTCGAAAGGCAACCATGACGAAGTTTGGAAACACTTCGATATCAAAAACGAAGTCGTCACCTACAGGACATGCAGCTAACTCCCCATCGGTCATCAAATTAAGCATCGTCAATTGTCCCATGCGCAAGCCCTGCTACAACACCACGCGACTTGTTCGCCTTGTGGAACCAATAGACAATAGGCAGACCCCTTCGATTGGTCATCGCTACCTGCTCTGCTACAAATTTTAGCGCTTCCAAAACTGAAAATTCGAACTCACCTTCGATGGCCCCAACTTCGCTGCAAGGAATGAGCGCTAAGGCTGTGTTGACTTCGACTTGAAATCCGACGAAGGGGATGGCCGTTACCATTTTGCTAGAAGACAACTTTTTGGCTCGTTTCAAGGCCAAGAAAAACTCAGGTAAGATCGGCGCAAATTGGTTGTAGGCAGGAAAGCCGCCAATCTCGACGTCTTCGCATGGTGCACGCGGCCCGCCGGTGACCACAAGCGGGCCGTTTGGCCCTGCTCCTAGCAGAGCTAGGCGCCAGGCGTCTCCAACCGCCACGGACCAACCTAGCGCGTTCGGAGTGCTCGAAAGTTTGACGATCAAGTCATACGAAATCGTGACTTCGCGTTTAATATCTTCGCTCAAATATCGTTCAGCCATGCAAAACGGAGAAAATAAAGTTAGCTTTTTATTTTGGACAGAGAGAACGGCATCAGGAACCATTTTTGCCATTTCAGCCAGCGGCAATAAATCACCTAACGTTATGGAAGTCGGCATCGCGGGGAAGTCGAATTTTGCACAATGCGATGTGACCGGAAGACTGATTTCCAAAGCATCATGACGAACATGCATCGATGGGCCATCAATCGTAAACAATAGTTCACCGCGCGCGTCTTCAATTGCCGACAACAATTGTAGGCCGTTGACCGCGTGACCGTCGAGATTGTGCGATTCGACACCTAGCGAGATCATGCAAATTGGGCCTTCGAACCTTGCTTGCTCCCCTTCGAAAACGACAACATCGGACCCTTTCATCCCCGCGAGCTTGAAGAATTTTAGCGCAGAAAATAGGCGAGGGGATGGGTGTGATACTAATGCTTGTCCGCGTCTTTTGGTGGCCATTTTTATTCCTGGGAAATGAGTTCGGGATACTTGCCGCCGATTAGCAGCGTGATAAATTTTGGAGTCCGTAGCATTTTAGTTTTGGTCAGTGCTTCCGCCACGGTAGCAGGCACGGACTCGGGCGAGCGATCGGCCCACCACCGTCTAGCCAGTTTGACGCCCCATGGTTTTACGCTTTCTAGTGCAACGAACTCCGATGCACTATGAGAGCCAGCCAAGTATGTGACGCGAAGCGTGTTGCCGCTTGCGCCTTGATGGTTGCGATAGGTAACAGCGGTGACTGCAATCCTCTGCTTTATTTTGGGAACAATTCCAGCAATAACCACATCGCTAGACGCGTTTTCTTTGAGTTGGGTTTTGAACTCAAATTCAAACTCGCACGCAATGCAAAGCCGCGCCGTTGTATGGTTGAGAGTGTGGCAGTTTTGGCACTCTTTAACCGGAGGTGGCTCGCCTGTTTTCTCCCCAGCCTTGCGTGGAATTGTTGGATCGTTGATTGGGCCTAGTCGTTTTACGTTGCCTGCAAAATCCAGCACGAGACAGTTCTTTTTGCCCGGTGACATACGGGTCCCGCGCCCGAGCATCTGGACGTGTAGAACCACAGAACGAGTCGCGCGAAGCATCGCAATTAGATCGATTTCTTTGACGTTAAATCCAGTAGTCAACTTGTTTGCGTTGACTAGGGCGCGAACCTTACCAGCTCGAAAACTCGCGATGGCCTCATCGTTGGCCGATTGTGTGCGCTTGGAATGTACGATTACGGCCGATACTCCGTGCGCCTCTAATATCTCACCAATCGATTCGACGTGAGCAATACCAGCTCCGAAAACGAGCCATCGCTCACGATCGCCACCTAGCTCTAACATTTCGCGCACTGCCCCAATCGTAATTCGTTCTACGTTGGTGACCGCTTCTAGCTCTTTCAGATTGAACTCGCCTGCAATCGTGCCAACTTTGCTAACGTCAATTTCGGTTGACGTTGTGCGTGGAATGAGGGGTGCGAGATATCCTCGATCAACGAACCAATTGAAGCCCGCCAGTGTAGTTCGATCGTAACTCATGGCCGTGAATAGTGGCCCGTCTGTCAAGCGCCCCTGTTTTTGCCGGTACGTTGTGGCGGTTAGCCCAATGACCCGTAATTTTGGGTTGGCTAAACGTAGCGCGCTCAAAACGAACTGATAAGTCGTCTCGTCTTCCGGTGGAATTGTGTGCGCCTCATCGACTATTAGCAGATTGATAAACCCAAACGGATTGGGCTCCTTTGCGCGTTTCAACGTGCTCGCAACACTTTGCACCATTCCGAAAATGATCTTCGATCGGGTGTCCTTTTGCTTCATTGCTGCCGCGTGAATGCCCACAGGAGCACCTGGCCACATCCCAATCAACTCCTCTGAGTTTTGCTCGATCAACTCCTTCACGTGAGCCAGGACCATGACGCGGCATTCAGCGGGCCGTTTGAAAATCCACTGTAAAAGTAGCGCGATCACAACGCTTTTACCCGTTCCTGTGGGCAAACCGATCAGGGGGTTTTCGTTCGGGTTTTTGTGGTCCCGAAACCAGTGCATCGTTTCTTCGACCGCTTCTAGTTGGTAGTCGCGAGGGACAATCGTGCTCATGCGATACTTGTCCACGCAGGACAAGCGGAGTCAATGCGCTCTGCTGTTAGTGGTACCGCTAGATCACAATACCATTTCCCGTCCGCTACTGGTTTTGCGTGTAAGCATGATCGACAATTGCGATCTGGCACCCCTTCGTTAAATCGGCACAAGGGTTTGAATTTACACCACCTGCATTTCTCATCCGAGACATTTCCCGACACACGAGGGGGTGCTTCTTGCTGGCCTATGATTCTCAAACCTCGGCGAATTGAGGCCTTGCCCCGCTCTTGGTTAATCTCGACAAGTTGAACGAAAATTTGATCGTTGTCTTTGCAAAGCGCGATGTAGAGCGCGTGTTTGATTTCCAATGCGACACCATAGGTTTCGAATTGAGTAACGTGCTCGGGTTTGGAAATCTCCAAACCTTTTTTCTCCAAAGCCAAAAATGATTTCAGATTGTGAGTTTTCGCTTCAAGAATGCACACCAACCCGCCGAGTGCAGGTGTTAGTTTTATGATAGCGTCGACGGAACCGCCCAGGTGCCCATTGTCAGATCGAAATGCAAAAGGCCGTCCAGTTTTCGGGTCAACTCGCCAAACCTTGTCGCAAATCTCCTCCATATAGGCAATAAGGCGATCTTCTTCTGAATGACCGCGACTGAAGAGTCGTTGCATGCGCCCCTCACTATCGATCGTCTCGCCCGTATCACGGTTGAATCTGAGATAGGATTCGGTACCAACCCAACGGAAACCATACCAAATTTCCCGGTCACATTGACGGCCCAGTACCGACGCCCCAAGATGCGTTCGACGTGGATCGTCATCGCCTAGCGTTTTGCAAAACGTATCAATTGCGGCCGCAATTTGTTTGGAAATAACTTGTAGGTCCACACCCGAAAAGCCCCGCCCCCGTTTGAAGGGCGAGGCGGTGAAACGTGCTGGATTCGAACCAGCGAGGCATTAAACGATTGGTTTACAGCCAACCCCCTTCGACCGCTCGGGCAACGTTCCATTTGCCCCGTATTGCCGGGGCCACGCATGGCCTACCTTCAATCCCAGGGGTTCGAATCCCCTTCAATCTCAGCCGTCGACGTCGACGCATCGGAGATTTGAGGGGCAGATGCTGCCGTAAACGGATCAGACTCGGCTACGGCCGGCTTAGAGTTGCTAGAGGGTCGAAATGAGGAGTCCCATGGCTTGGTACCATCGGCCGATGAGTAGCCGACAACCTCAGTCCAACCCTTGAGCTGCGCTTCCTCTCCGTCCTGCAAGGCGACGTGAACGCGATGCGGGCGATTGGCGTAAAGACGAGTGTTCGAAGAATCCTGCAAACCGATGCCGCAAACGAACGCGATGCGGGCTAGGTCGCGTTTTGCGATTTCAACCGCCTTCGGGGTTTGATTGAATAGATTTAGCCTCAGAGTAAATTCCTTTCCGTCGTGCGGCCCACCTGTGATTCGCTCGCTGAACGTCAGCATGCCGTTTTCGGGATTCGATACCGACTTGTCAAATCGACTCCCGACGATCACGCATAGATGCCCGTGCTCATCTGATACCGGCCAGCCTTTCCCGCCCTCGCGTAGATCGCCCTGTTGATTTGCAAAAAATGGTTCTTTGAGTGTGACGAAGTCTGACATTATTTCGATGCTTTCGGCTTATTGATCTTGTTGAATAGATAGGTCAAATCGGGTTTTTCAAGTTCGGCCAGACGACCCGAGCGATCGCGAGTGATAGTCGTAACGTCGGGCATTACCTGTAGGCACTTGAGGGGCTTATAGTTGGTTCTCGCGTCTGTGATTTCTCCGTAATGTACCATCACATCGAATTCATAAGGGACGACGAAACCAAGCGCTTTTCCTGGCATATAAGGGGCCCTAACGCTAATTTCGTTCTCTTTCTGAACGTCAAGTTTTGCCGTAACGTACACATTTTTGGATAGGCCTTTTAGCTGCCCAACAACCTTTCGCACGAAATCCGCCATCGCCCCGTATGCCTGCATTCCGTGCGAGTGTTTTTTCAACTCACGTTCGACAACTATTTCCGCGAGTTCGCTTATCGAATCGATGCATACGGTTTCGTATTTCGTCATTTCCGATGACGAAGAAATAAACTTCAAAAAATCGCATACTAACTCGTAAGTGTAACACTCGACCGCTGCTACGTTAGAGCCGCGCAATGACAAGGCCCCCTTTTCAGTCAGCATGACCAAGGGCTTTGGGGCCGTAGCTGCAAGGGGCGTTTTGCCCATACCTGGGCGCCCGTAGCAGAGCACGTTAGGCCCAATGCGTTGGGCTATGGAATCCGCAGTGACGATCTTCACTTGGGCGCCTTGGGGGGCTTGATTTCAAGAGTCGGCATTGCCGGCTTTGCGACGATCACACGGCCGAGCATCAATCGGAGATTTTCGGGAGCCGCCTTGTATGCACTGAGAGATAGCTCGGGCTTCCATTTGACCATTCGAGCTGCCTCCGCCTCTTCCACCGGCCCGAGCGCCTCGATCGCCTCCAAAGCTGCACGGCATGCATCGACACTTTCGAACGAATGGTTGATTTTCGAAACCATCGAAACTTTCCAACCCTTCGGGAGTGGGCGGTGTTCGGTCCCCTCGCGCAGCTCCCCCTCGCCGAGGTCGAAAACAACGTCCGCCACCAAACGCCGCAACGCGTTTTCGGTTGCCGTTGCAGCCGCAGCTTCTTTTCGAGCGTTCGCCCATTTGCCGACTAGTGCGGCCTTTTCGTCGTCATTCATTGTTCTCGGACGCTAGCGCGCCCATTTCAGACTGTCAAATATATTTGCACCGCTCAAATTTATTTGCATGCGTCCCGTTTAGAGGTTAGTAGTGGGCACCATGACTTCTGGCCTACTGGCTCGCGCTCGTACGTTGATCACGCGAGCCAAACGCGAGGGGATCAATCTCGGAGACATAGCTCGGGAAATTGACGTGTCTAACGCCTGGATTAGCGCATTTCGTCTCGGAAAAATCCCAAATCCAGGCGTGTTGACAATCGAAAAACTGATCCGTGCACTGGAGGTAGCCCTTGGCAATTCCCGCTGAATTGCAGGCGTACCGCCAGTGGGTTGTTTGGAGATTGGAGGAAAGGTCAGGGTCCGCAAAACCGACCAAAATTCCGTATTCGCCCGTTCACGGTTTCGCTGCAAGCGTGACGAATCCATCTGACTGGGGTTCGTTTGAGGACGCGGAACAATACGCGGATAAAGAAGGCTTCAATGGTGTGGGTTTCGTCTTGGCGAAATCCGACCCGTTTACATTTATTGATCTCGACGCAACGCAAGTTCCAGAAGATCGCGAGCTGCAAAGAAAAATCGTCGAGAAATTCAACTCGTACACAGAGCGAAGCCCTAGCAAAAAAGGCGCGCACATCATCGTTCGTGGCATTGTGCCCACAGGCCGTCGTCGTCGTTCCGTCGAGATCTATTCGTCCGATCGCTACATGACAATGACCGGGGACGTTGTTCGCGACGTCGAGATCGTGGACGGCGGAGCTGCCCTATCGTCACTGTACGACCTGCTCTCACCCCCGATCAAGAGCATCGCAAATCACACGGAGGAGCCAGACACTGGTAACGACGCAGAGATTTTGCGTTGGGCCGGGGACGCCTCAAATGGAGAGTTATTTAGGGCATTGTGGGCCGGAGATTGGGCATCGCGCTATGAGAGCCAGTCCCAAGCGGACTACGCTCTGATCTCGATATTGGGACACTACACTTGGAGTCGTCTGCAAGTACATCGGCTATTTCTCGCGAGTGGTTTGGCCAATCGCCAGAAATCCCACAGGGCAGACTATGTTAGCAAGATGTTAGATGCATGCTTTGACAACAAGCCCCCTCGCATTGACGTTGCGGCGGTACTTGCCTCATTGCTCGCGGTACAAGACGCCGACACAAGCGAATTCGAGATCGTGGACAATGCACCCCCTGAGTGTGAGCCGACGTTCCCCAAGCCCCACGTTGCGCCACCACCGAAGGCATCCGCCAAGATCCAAAAATCGTACCCATACCCAACTGGCATCGTTGGTGATTTGGCCGAATTTATTTACGCCGCAAGCCCGTATCAGTTGAGAGAGGCCGCACTCATGGGAGCCTTGTCATTGGTCGCGGGCATGGCAGGGCGGTGTTTCAACGTGAGCGGGACCGGCCTGAACCAATATTTCATTCTGATCGGACCTACAGGGGTAGGTAAAGATTCCGCTCAAATCGGCCTGAATGTATTCCGTCAGATTTTCGCTGAAGTGCTGCCAACCGCGCTCGCGTTCGTGGGCCCGGGCGAAATAGCATCCCCGCAAGCGTTGACCAAGCATCTGGCCGAGCACCCTTCGTGTGTTAGCTACTCGGGAGAAATTGGACACCTAATCCAGGAAATGAGCACCCCCGAAGCAGTTGGGGTCAAGCAAGGCTTGAAGCGCCTTTTGCTCCAAATCTACTCGCTTAGCGGAGCTAACAAATCGCTAGGTGCCACGATCTATTCGGACAAGACGAAAAATGTGGAAACTACTCGTTCGCCGTCGTTCACTTGGGCCGGAGAGACTACCCCCGATGGTTTCTACCCGAACATAGATGAGCGAATGGTTAGAGAAGGGCTCATTCCTAGATTTCTGATCATAGAGACGAGCAACGTTCGACCCCCGCTGAACAAGTCGCACAAGTCGATCAAGCCTTCGACCCAGCTACAAGCGGCTATGGTTGACCTTGCGCATCATTGCGTGACTCTCAATGCAGCAAATCGAGTGAGCGAAATTCCATTTGCAAGTGTCGAAGCCGAGTCCATTTTCGATGACTTCGAAGTGTATTGCAGCAAGAAAATCAACAGTGCTGATCGTGATATCAAGCGGGCATTTTGGACTCGCCAAAACCTCAAGGCACTGAAACTCGCGGGCTTGATTGCCGTCGGTCAGAAATTCGCGAAACCTGCAATCGACTCCGATACGGCGCGATGGGCAATCCGGATTTGCGTGCAAGATGTGGAGAACATGCTTGCACGTTTCGATGCCGGGGAAATCACAATGGGCGATTCAGAAAATCAGCAAATCGACTATGTGATCGAGCGGGTTCGAATGTGGATGCTCTCACCCTGGGTCAAAGTGGCCAGCTACGCGCCCGGGCCTGGTGAGAAAATGCACGCTGGAAGGGTCATTCCCTACGGCTACATTCAGCGCACCTGTGTTGGCGTCTCCTCGTTTCGCAGAGATCGACTAGGTTCTACCAATGCAATCAAGCGTGCTGTTCAGCAACTGCTAGATCGTGGCGATCTCATAGAAACACCTAAGTCCCATCTGGCAGAGCAGTATGGGACAACCTCAAAGGCATATATGGTCGGAAATATGAGCGCCTTTCGGCTAAAGTGAGAGAATTCGTTCTTCAAGCGCTTGCAAAAAATGCGACAATTGGACGGCTGAAAGTTCGACGGTGGCCTCTAGTATGCCCACACGCAAACCTCCGTTGCGGAGAGGCTCCACTGTTAACACCCCCCTAACATCGCTCAGGAGTCGGCCTAGCTCGAAACAGTCGAGGATGCGTCGAACTAGCGCGATGAGGTCTAGTCGGAGCATCCTGTAGGCACGATTAGCTACCCGTAATTCAGTCATTCGTCCTGGCCCCTTGATCAACAACACGGGCCGAAGTTTGATTACCGCTGGGCAAGTCATCACTTCCCCAGTGCACGCGCAGAGCGCAAGTCCAGCTGCAATTGATGGCCAGCCGCTGTTAGTCGATACCAAATGCAGCCATAGGAGAGTTTGATCAACCCTCGTTTTTCCAAAGCTCTCGCCGTGCAAATTCTCATTGCCGATTTGCCACTATTGTACGTTCTACGCGGCTCATCCCAAGGTCGGTTATTTCCAAGTGACAGTTCGGTCAGCATCCTAATAGATGGGTCACTTAACGGTCGAAGTCGTTTCATTGCGCGCCGATCATCAGAGCAAGTTGGTCTGCTCCATTTTGAGTTGGGGTGTGGCCTGTAGCGAGTTCTAAGCGCGGTGGCTGGTCATTGATGAATCTCCGCCCACCCATCGCGTAAAGCGCTGTACGGTCAGCTAGACCCAACCATTGGGTTTCCCAAAATCGACAGTAACCGGCGCCGCTCACAATCCGATTGTATTTGTAAAGTTGTTTCGTGAATGGAAATAGTCCAAACTTGGAGCTGACCTTGTCAACTATCATGCCATGCGGGATTGAACTTGTGGGCAAGCTCGCTATTTCATCGGGATCGGAATGCAACACAAGCGCACGTTGCCTCAAATAGGGGTGCGGTGGTGGGGCCATTTCGTCTCGATTGCAGTACACAAGGGGCTCGATCGCTACGTCGCAATTGTAGGGTACGATTGGCTCTATCGCGATTACCCTGCTTTTTTTATCGCGACAATCGAATGCATTTTTGCACCAATAGGTAGGCATCCACCGAAGAAGCGTCCACGTTTCACCATTGCGCCAAAACCACTCTTTAAAGCTTGGTAGATCAATATCTACCAAGACAAGGTCGAAAGCGCGCACTGCTATAGGGTCGGCTGTAATGTCGAACTTGGTAATTGTCGCGTCCACTTGATTGCGAACCAACGCGCGTTCAACGGAACGAAACATTACTTCATGACCCAAACCCAAAATGTGTGGTGGGTAAAACCAGCCTACTTTGATCATGCTAGCCTCTTTTGCAGTTGCTCAATTACCGATTGGACCAAAGTAAGCTTTCGGTTCGCACTAACTATTTCCGCGTCAAGTCTGCTAACCCGCTCTAGCTCAAATGCAATGAGTCTGATTTCGTCATGGCTTGCGCGTTGCTGCCTCATGTTGTCCCACGCTTGGGCAACTTCACGCGCCATTATTGCGTGACCTCGGCAACCCAGGCGATATCGTCTGCTGTTACTCGCGTTGCGCATGCATTACCCTCGCGCATGATCGCGGACGGGTCCCCTTCTCCCGCTGGTAGCTTGGTGTAGGTGGTCGCGAACGCCGACCCGATGGCGCTCATTGCGCTCGACTTGGCGCACTGGTAACCGGCGGCATCGTCTGCCACCCAAACGACGGCGAGGGAGTAAACAGAGCCGGTGTGCCAACCATCACCGTTTGGGTGAGACGAAAACGGGCGAACGTGAATGAATCTAGGGTCATTCACATTGTCAACAATCGTCGTGAAAATATTCGATTGTGGAAGCGCTTCCCGCCACTCGTTTAGTGCATCCATGAAGAGTGTCATTTGTTCAGTGGTCAGATCTGGCGAAACGCCAAAGTTAATTTCGACTCCCGCGCCTACCGTGGGGTCAGTGTATCCGTCGTCTGTACCCCCTTCGACACCCCCGCAAGCGATTGCGCAAAGTCCAAAAATCAAGGCTGAAATTGTAATGATGTTTTTCATGATGTTAGCTCTTTTCCAGTTTCGAATGATGTTCCCGTGTGGCGTTCCCATTGTCGCTTAATTGCGTCGGGGTGATGATTGCAAGCTCCCGAGCCCTTACGATGCGGAAACCAATATCCGTGACAATCGCACGGCGCGCCTTGTTTTTTCCGTCGCGATTCGCGCTTTCGGAGTTTTGCGGCTCGTTTTTCTGTTATCCGCCCCACCTCTGTACCTTAGTCTCGTGAGTACAGAAGTCCAGAATTAAATGGGGCCGTTTGGTTTATTTCGATGACTGACCCAACGGTCCAAAAGTTCGCGGATAATTTCAGCTAGAGATTCCGTCGGGTACAGCGCCCCTCTGTAGCGCTCTGACTCCTCAGGGGTGACTCTGATCTGGATTCGATCGCTGGATTTCTCGCCCCGGTCGGGTGGGCGCCCTTGTTGATTTTTCATTTCAAAAACTCCAAAACAGGCTAGGTCCAACGGCGTCGAATTCGATGGCCACCATTCGAGGTTGCTCAAAACCGTGCGCGCTTGACTGGTCTTCTACCAACCTCCACACGAATTCATGGTTCACCCGACTGATCACGGTGACCTCTCTACCCTCTGTTTCGATCGATTCCTGCATAATTGCTCCGTCCTGGTAATCAAACCGGATTAAAGGCCGAATTGCTATTTTTGCCAAATTTGCAAATGTTTCCAAACTAGCGTTCATCCGTCCAGTGATAGGGTTCATTGCTGGACTCCAAAAGCGTACGATAATGGCAGCCAATGTGTGATGGCGTCGTGCTTAATTGTGCAGGTAAAAGGGGAGTTTATATAGTAGCAGCCGCCGTGCGAATCGGCGTCCCATCTGAGGATTTGCCAACTCTCACAACCAACCGAAAAAATGACGTATGCGAAACAGTCGTCTTCGGGGCCGTTGACGCCCCAGGGCATCGGCTCGGTTTTTATCTCGAATTGTTCATTCATCTTGATTTAGAAACTAGTAGAGTACAGAAGTGTGCGCTAGCTAAATCGTACTCACCGAAGTCGAATTTTAGAAATCAAAATTAACGCGAATGATACGCATCTTCATTACAGTGGCAAAGGAAAGGGCCCGAAGGCCCCCTCTTGTCTCAGCTCATGCAGCGTGCCCACCCGATGTGCCTACACAGCCGGTCCAAGCTACCACTGTGAGGGGGGCGCCCAGCTTGCGGCTCATGGCGGCGACCTTGGCCTGGGCTGCCTCTTCCGTGCGGCACTTGCCGTAGTGATTCGTGTTGTCGTCAAGGCGGACGATGGCAAACCAGATGACTGTGGAGGTCTTTGCTTCGTTGTTCACCCCTTGATTATACACGTCTAGAGCAGGGCTGCCAGGACTAAATGAAGGTCTAGTGCATTCAGGCCAACGGGCCGGTGATACTGCTATCCATTCGCGTTATTCAAGATTCCGCGCAACCGCTCCACCTTGCGAGCCAACACTCGCCAAGCGTCCGGATTCATCGCGCCGAGCACGACCAGAAAAACGTCGGCCGCTTCTTCGTCGACCTCAGCTTCCGTTCCTCGGCCCCGCTCACGTCGAGCAATTGCGGTAATCAGTTCGCCGCATTCCTCAGTGATCATATTGTCCTGTCCGACGTCGCCGAAAACCGATCGCGCTTTTTGCGCAAGGTCGAAGGCTTGAATAACCAAATCTATGTTTAATGTAATCATCGGCCGGCCAGCCGGTCTAGACGAGGGAAGTCGGCCCGAAGGTGACGTAGGGCCTCTAGGCTAATGCCGAGATCGGCGGCTGCGGCAGTGAGCGTTGGTCGAAGGCGCATTGCATCGGCTATCAGGCGCTCGGCATTATTTTCAAGTGACTGAAACGGCCCCGCAAGCGCGGCGCGTAGGACATTGATCGGGGCGGAGGAGTGGGGTCTCACGATGCCACCCCGAACTCTCGCGACAGCTCGGCGTCGGAATACGTTGGGTCGCCTTCGTGTAGGCCGTGCGAAAACATGCAGTACTCCTGCCCTCGAAAGTCGCGAGGCCAGACACCGGCGCAGCCCAGGCGCTCGATCTGCGCCGGCGTAAGATCGACGGTTGCGCCGCTGGGTGACTGATAGGTGATGACTTGGTTCATACCGCGAAAGCCCCCAGGCTTGGTAGCGTGGGGGCGGGGTTGGGTGGGGTGGGGTTCAGCCGGCCAGCTCGACGAAGTATGCATCCCAAGCCGCGGCAGCTTCACTTTCAGCCCCAACCAACTCGCCTCGCGCGCTGCATGCCGTCTCGGCATCCGCGTGGTTCCGCGTCTCGGACACCGAGATTTGCGCGCCCACAAGAGCCTCACGGCTGCGGATGAGGCGAGCCGTTGCGGGAGAGAATGCGATTCCGTCGATAATTACGTTTTTCATGATTTTGCCTTTTCTCTGAGGCTCTCTGCCTCACCCCTTGATTATACACGTCTAGAGCAGGGCTGCCAGAACTAAATGAGGCTCTAGAGCATTTAGTTTCATGGGAACCCCGCCCAGGCCCAATTGGCCCAGGCTTCGCGCTCGATTGCCAATGCTGCCTCCCAGGCCTCCCAATCGCCCTTTGCCGAGCTGCGGATGGCAGTGTTCCGAGCTAGCGACCTGGCCTCCCAAGCGTCGCGCCATGCGCCCTCTAGGCCCAATGGCTGATCAAAGCGCTGTATCCTCGCCACGATTTCTGCTGGGGTCATGCTGCGGGCGGCAGTGTCAGACGGTAGGCGGCCCATGCCGATTTGACCCGTCGCTCCATTTCGTACATCACTTGCTCGGCTTCATCGCAGAGCACATGGGCTCTCTCCACTGCCAGCTTCGCGGCCTCCTCAGCGCGGGCAGAGGCGAGCCAGGCCTTGTGTTCGTCGGTCATCGCCTGGCCCGGCCCATAGCCAATGCCCTGGCCTCCGCATGCAATCGGCGAGTGTCCGCCTGTACCCACACGCGATGAGCCTCTTTTGCAGCCTTCGCCGCAGCCTGGGCTGTAGCCATTGCCTCTCGCCATGCCGCTTCCTCGGGGCTCATGACACACCTGCCGCGATCGCTACAGCCGAAACGTACTCGTGCCAGTTCTCGGACTCCTCAGGGCCGCCTGTCAGGCACAGCGCCAAGAGTGAAGCCTTCGAACACATCCCAGCTTTGAGTATGGCAACGTCAGCGATCGGGGTAATGCTATTTTCCAAAATCAGCTCCGCCGTCCTGGGCGAGAATGAGATACCATCAATATTTACGTTGTTTTTCATGGAGCTTTTTCTGGGGCAGTGGGCCCCCGGGTAGGTTAGCACGGTCTAGTACGGCACTGCAATAGAGCGCGGTATGATTTGTCAGATGGGCCAAGCGGCCGGGGCCCGAAGGCCCCCTCTCACTTTCAGCGAGCCGCAATCTTCTTCGCGCATTTCAGGCAGAGCACCATCCACATATTTCCGTGTACGTCTTCCTCGCTGTAGTAGGCCATCGGCGCCCCCTTGCCGCAGCACTCGCACGAGTGTTTGAGCATGCGGCCGGACGAGTCGCGAAGGTCGGAGCGGAGGATTTGGGAGTCGGTTGCGGTCTTCATGAGTTGAGTATACAGGTCTAGAGAGGGAGTGCCAGGACTAAATGTACTAGAGCGTCATTCAGGCCAACGGGCCGGGTTGACCAAGGGCCCGAAGGCCCCCGTGGTCTCAGGTGGGGTCGTCGGAGCTGCCAGCCTCGAAGTCGCCTGCCCACCATGCGTCTGCAATGTGGCTGGGAACGTCGGCCTCAGCCTTGACCTGCTCCAATGTGGGCACTCGGCCGAGGTTGCTCATGATGCCCCAGCAAGTCGTCTCAAGCTCGTTCATCTGCTTCTTCGTGATTCGCGTCGTCTTCATGAGTTGAGTATACAGGTCTAGAAAGGGAGTGCCAGGACTAAATGAAGGTCTAGAGCATTTAGGCCCACGGGCCGGGTTACCCCATCGCAACCGTTGCAATGTCGGAGCGATACAGATTGCAGCCAGCTGTGTCTTCGACCGTGGCCGTTGCGTGATTCCGCATGCGGGCTGCAAGTATGTTCGACGCCGACATTGCAACTGAGATTTCCTTGCGAA